GCCTGTATAGCCCCGTAGGGGCTGAGCCTGTATAGCCCCGTAGGGGCTGAGCCTGTATAGCCCCGTAGGGGCTGAGCCTGTATAGCCCCGTAGGGGCTGAGCCTGTATAGCCCCGTAGGGGCTGAGCCTGTATAGCCCCGTAGGGGCTGAGCACAGTAAGGGCGTAAAAAAGCCCCTTCTAGAGGGGCTTTGCAATAATTCAACTATTTTGTTGTGTTGTTATTTTACAACACCTGCGGCCTTACAGGCTTTCTCCCAATACCGCAGGCTCTGCGCGTCTCTCGCTGGATGCAGACTGTAGGTTGTCCAATCTCCAGTGCGGTAGTCTTGATTAGGCTCTGTACTTAACCATCTGCCCGCGCCGTGAGAATCACTCCCATAAGAAAATCCTTCACTCTTGATAAGGTCTACAGCTTCCCGGAAGGTGTACGCTACATTTTCCCAAGCATACCCGGACTCTTCAGCTTCCCCATTTTCGGCGCTTTCCTCTGTTACTACCTCGAAGGTTTTTGACAGTACTAGCATTTTTGAGCTTGTAGGTTTTGCCATCATGCGCTTTCAATTAATTGTTACAGTAAACAAATCATACAGGCCATTTAGGCACTGTGCCTAAATAATTTTGGCCTTTTCGCGCATCAGACAAAAATAATTCTGCATCGCCTTCACCGGCAAAAACAACCCCTACCACACTATACAAAGTTATATAATGACCTGGCCCATCACCCTGTTATAGGCAACGCCTATAGCTATGCCATCAAGGATAGCCCTTAACTATGATACCTGGTAGCGTGTAGGTCGGGGCTGACCATAGCCCCGTAGGGGCTGGACAATGTACAGACGTAAAAAAGCCCCAACGAAGGGGCTTAGATAGTGTCTGCGGGTAGTTTAGGGGTTAGCTTGTGCAAATGCCACAGCAAAGCCTAGAGGGGTCATACTGCGAAGCTCTTTTGTACGCTCTGACTTCCCGCCCAACTTTTGTAACCAACTACCCTGAGCGCAGGCCCGTACAGGCTCTGCATTGTGCGTAGTCAGATCAGGCATTTTAAGCACTCCCCATAGGCCCGTCTTTTTTGTGTAGCGGGATTCGTCGGATGCATCGAGCAAAGCAAAATTATGGGGTTGAAACCAAGCTACAAAGGGCAATTGTGGTCGCAGGGTTTTAAGCCTACCCACAGGGTTTTCAATTGCCCAAAAATCAGGACTACACGCGTCAATAATGGCTTTGCAGCTGTCCACTAAAAGCAGTGATTTTGCCGTCGTACCATCTTGATCTTTTTTGGCCCAATATTGTGCACCTGACACACTAAAATCAGTGCATACAGGCGCAGCGAGTACACCCGCTACGTACGCACGGTCAACTTCTGGAGCACAAAACCTGCGACCTTCAAAGTTAGCTGTCAGCAGTGCCTCGTTAATGTCTGACAGCGTGCGGCTGACATCCGTGCAATCGTCCCCCAGCTTAAGGTCAAACTGGGCCACTGTGTAGCCCTGCGAGATGTACTCGCTGGGCCAACGACCGGAATAATCGCACAGGCTCACGATTACCTTGTGAGCATTCTCTCCGTACCCTTGATGCAGCTTCATAAAATACCCTTTGTTGTTGATATCAAAATTATAGCATTCTGAACCAAACGCTATAATTTTAATGCCCTTGCGGGCTGTGTGGTTATTGTGTAGGGTTGTCAGCGCGATAGCTTTCTATCGCGTAAGTAGCGATGCCCTCTTCGCAATAGAGGTATGCAATCGCGACATTCTCGCTGCATCCGGTAGCATCAACTACCATTTGAATTTTCCAACCGGGGAAAGCGTACATTTTGAGCCTTTGAGGTTATTTAAATTGTCTGACTGAATTCTACACGTATCAATAGGCGTATGCCTGTTTACGCTCAAAAATAATCGTGAAGTCATTCGTATCCACAATCCTGACAAGCTCAGACGCTCCATATGGCAACCATGCCACAGCACCGCCTACTGTCCAGAACAACATTTTTGTCCCGTTAGCGTCAACCAGCAAATACCGGGCAAAATAATGCTTAGCAATATTGTTGCACAAACGCAACACATGGCTAGGCCTACGAATTGCCACAGCTTGTACTGTAAAGCTGGCGGATTTTGGGAGTTTTTGCATTTTGAGCCTTTAAGGGTTTGTTATTTGTCGGTCGCGTCAAATGTTAGGAACAGTCCTAAAGACAGTCCACACAGTAGGACAATGCTGACAAATACAACAATACCGCCAGCATTGGCAACCTGCATAGTCGAATAACATGTAAGGAACTGAGCCAGAAAGAACGCAAAAAACAGGGTCATTAGTGCGCCTACAGTCATTTGGATTTTCATTTGAGCCTTTAAGGTTGTTTAATTGTCTGACTGAATTCTAAGCCCAAAATCTCCCAGTAATGGGAGATTTTCAACTATTCGCAAAAATTATTTTGGCGTTGTTCTAGCGTCTGGTTTTCTAGGGCAATCCAGCGCCTACAGTGGCCTCGGTCTAAGCTAGAGAACTGGACAATGCCATCGGAGCTAAGCACTCTGTAAAGCCTGCCAAGTTTAAGTATTCTGTACATTACGCGACCTGTAAGGCGATAGTGCGAAACGTATCAACCACAAACCCAGTTGTATCTTTTTTGGCTTTACCCTTTGCATACAGTGCGACCACACTATCAACTGGGTCTAAATGCCGAATGTCAGAATTATCGCCATCAACGCAAACCCGGCCTAAAAATGTCTTAGGTATCGCGCCAATTGTGCGGAAAACGGCAGCAATTCTCATGCCATTTGTAAGGGCAATATTTACGTATTTTTGATACTGTAGAACGCCACTGTAAGAAAACGTCAGGTCATAATTCTTAGGCAAATTCCGACGATTGGCAATTTTTGTGTAATCGTAGAATTGAACATCAGGAAACAATGCAAAAATGTTCTCTGCACCATTGACGGCAATATTTTCGAATTTAATATCGCTAGTACCATTCAAGCGGATTAGCGGAGTCATCCCCATTTTTTTGGCTTTGTTGACAATTTTCGTTATGTCACGCACCAATTGTTGCATGAAAGCAACACGCGCTTCGAAGAAGTATTTTGTTTTGTTGATACGGGCCAATTGTGTGGAATTGAAAGCACCGCGACCGGCTGAATTAAGGCAACCCTCCGCACATTGTGCAATTTCCGCCATCGCGCAGACTTGATACCCTGACAAGTCAGACGGTGCAAGATACATAACGCCAGTCAAAAAGCCATATTTTTGGCCCTTGATAGTCTTAGGATTAGAGTCAATACTGAAGAGGCAATCGGGGGCGTAGTGTGTAGCTTGCATGATGTTTAATTCCGGGTTGTTTGTTGCGGTGTCTGAATCTTACGCTTATTTTTGTGCCGAATCTCAATAATGAGAGGTTTTCACGATAAAAACACAATTAATTTTACGCACCAATTTGGTGCATCGTTCACCAGGTGCGCGACCCGTGAAAAATTGGCTCTAGATAGAGCAACGCTGGAGGCTCTAGATAGAGCAACAATTAATTTTCGTTTTCCCTGCATCAGGCTCGATATCCCGCATACAATTTGAAAATGCAAATTAATTTGTAGAATCTATCGTGGGCGTTTGTTTTGAATCCTGCATGGCTTGGCCCGTGCAGTAGCGCCGCCGCATTGCCTAGGGCAAAATTGACGGAATCGATGGATTTTCTGATAAATCTGATAAATCCGGTGAATTCGATAAATCTGATAAATTGTCAGTTGTGTAGGTGCTGTCCTACAAATGTAAGCATATGTTACAGAAGGCCGAAATCTGTAACAAAGTGTGTTTTACGACCGATTTGGGGTGGGGCAGGGCTGGCCTGCTATATAGAGCAATCTGCTTTTAATTTTATTTTTGGCTGCAAATTCTCCCTGGCACGTGCTGGCGGCATTGTCGTCAGTAGCTCCAGCGTGGGTTCAGCAGCTGGGCACAGCATTTTATTGCCCAAAGCATTGCACAGCACAAACACGCTTTAATGGCGGCTTCATGGCACTTGCAGGAGGTGCGGAGGCGCTGAACATCGTCAGTAGTGTGCTACCCCTCAGACATTGCGTTGAGGGTTTGTACAGCCGCAGGGATGACGCCAGACATAATAGCAGCCTGGTGTTGTCATGCTCACCAGAACGGACTAAGGGCGCTTCAAAGCGCCCTAATTAGCTGGTGTGAAGTGGTGTGGCTTTATTCCGTCAGCTCCTTAAGCTCAAGCTCTGCAGCTGCACGATCAAGGTGAATAAGGATATCGGTGTTGTGCAGGATGTCATGTACATAGATGACCTCAGCGGCGCACCAGGCCTCCTCTTCAGTGTCATACTCTTGAACGACTACTTGAGGCCCAGCCCATGTCGCCCACTTAGCCAGTGCCCAGCGAGTGCCCGTAGTGGTGACGTAGTAGCGACGACCGACGCCGTCAGGGCGGGTTGTCTCTGCGATGAAGCGGCTGTAGTCGCCGAGTGTGCCATCAACGACAGCGCCGTCGATCACTACAAAGCATGGGGTTTTGAGAGGGGTCATTTTAAATTCCTAGTTGATGATTATTTAAGTGTACACCATCTGACAGCGTAGTGGTGAACATTTCATGCACACAGCGCACAATTTGCCCAGCAGTATTGCGCCAGATGTGTGACAACCCTGCGCCACACATGGCGCAGGCTCCCCGTCATTGCCCTCAGCTTGCCTTCGATTCTCGCTGCACCTGGTAGCACAATGTGCCCAAAGAAGACCTGAAAATCTGGCATTTGATCTTGAAAATCGCGGACTCGATTTCAAAAAGTTGGAGGCTCTGCCGAAAAGGTGCTAGAGCCTGCTGGCCCATTCAAGCGCCAGAATCAGTGGGCCCGACGTTTTAGGGTCTGCTTTGGCATCCGCAAAGATTGCCTTGCGCTGCGCCTCAGTTGCCGTGATGTAGTGGCACAAGATTGTTTTCTCGTATGATAGCAGCCTCATTTTGTCACCTTAAAGGGTTTGTCCCACTTTCCGATGTCGATGTAGACATGGTGCCCAACATCAAAGTAGTCAGATTGCGAGTCTGAGCGGTTGTGGTTGTTGTGGTTAAGTGCCGCGTGAATTTTATTGAACACTTCTAACAGCTCGCCTGAGTATGCTTTATCCAACCAGTAGGTGTTAAGGTTCAAGTACCCACGCTTGACGTATTCACCCTCCATGTCCTGCACAAGATCAATCAAATCAATTGGTGCGCTGTAGATGGTCATCACAATGCCGCTGTGATGCTGCACAGCAAGGCTGTACTTCCAGCCTTCAGGTACGACAAGCTTTAGCAGATTGGCAATGATTGTCTTTTTTTCTTGATTCATGTAGGCCATGATGGTCTTTCTAGGTTTTAGAGGGGATTGTTAATGCGGTAGGCGACCATTTTTCCACGCTGGTAGCAGTCTGACCAGTCCAGCAGGGTGCAGGGCTTGCCGTCAAAGCCTTTCTGCCATGATGAACGTGCGCGACCGGTGCTGTAGGGATTGAGGTCAACACCGTTATCTTTGTGGTTCTGGATGTCTTTTTCGATTGAGCAAACCAGTGTAAGGTAGGGCTTTGTGGTCATAATATTTCTCAGGTTTATTTATTGCGATGGTGAATCATACACTACTTTTAAAATAGATTCCCATTACTGGGAAAGTATTTTAAAAGCCCGCGCGGGCTTTGCTTTAGCTTTTCAGCTTCCTTGCCGTAAATTCTGGCACTACACTGCGCGTGAAGATGCTGCCATCTTCGTTGATCGTGCCGACAAGCTCAGCTTCGTAATCACGAAATTTGAGCCACTCCGACTCGACAATAGCAACGGCCATTGCGCGAGTGTTTGCAATAACCTCGCACTCGCTGGTGCACTCGCTCGAAACTTCCCACTTGATTTTTGCCATTTCAGTTCCTGGTTGTTGATTACGAAAGTATACACCCGTTTACCAGGTGCGCCACTATTATCTCAAAATTCCTTCAAGTCACTCCGAGACATATACGGGTGAGGGGTCAGCAGAGTTGGTTTCCAAGCTGCCGGGTCGTCCAGTCGGACAATAGCACGCCCGCCAGCGTCTTTAGATGAGACTCTGTCAGCATTCAACTTGTCGCTGAACCATTCAAAGCCTGTGATTGTGCCAACACCCATAGGGGTGATGACACGCTGACCGATTAAATACTCAGCCGGTGCGGGCATAGCTGCTAAAACGCTTCAATGGTTGCGGAGCTATTGACGGTGTCAACAACCTGTTTGGCCTCGTACAGACCCAGCCCATACTGTGAGCGGATGAATTTGATCATGTTGATCTTTTGCTCGGGGAACCGCAAGATGAGTTCGTACTCAGCCTGCGTGATCGTCTGCTCGACGGTCTTGGCAGGGTAGTGGACAACAATGCTGTTGTCGAAGGTGTTTTTGCTTACTCTAGACATTTTTGTCTCCTTAATTAACGAACAATTCAACACCGCCAGTGCGGATGCTCTGGATAGTGTCCATGTTGACGTTGCGATAGTTGCGGGCCTGCATGTCAAAGATTGTCAGGTACTCGCTCAAACCCGCGACAGTGGGCGCAGCGCCCGTCTTTGACGCAATGTTCATGCGGCCATTCAGGCGGCGAACGCTTCCGTCTTTCTTGACAAAGGTGAGGCCAACGAATTTGTTGTTGGCAGTGCGGATGATTGACTTGAGGGTAGCGCGGGTTGTAACCATGATTTTCTTTCAGAGATTTTGTTACGATGACTTATTGTAGTGGAATTTTATTCAAATTCCCACTAATGAGAGATTTAATTTTTAGTCAGTTTTCTTGACTATACCAACCTAAAATCGTTCAGCGGAATAAATTCCCAAGGAGTAGTGACCAGAGTCCCTGCGTCGATCAGCGCAACCAGCGTTGCAACGCTTGCGCCCAGGCGCAGCATCGTCCATGCCTTATCATGCACAGTGCCATCAATCTTGCCAGCGACTCTTACCTCTACTTGAGCCATCTTTGATACTGTCGAGAGTGCCATGTCGTTCTCTTCTGTTTGTTGCGATGCATTGATGTTAGCACATCAATTCGGCAATTCCCAGTAATGAGAGGAAAAATAAAATTTACTTTGCAACCCAGTAGCCCATGACGCGGCAGCGCGGTTTAGCTAGTGCAGGGCACAAATCGTGCTGCAAACCGTCGATCAGGGCGAATACGTGACCGCGTACGTTGACGATAAACGTACCAACAGGGTGCGCCGTAATGAAAGCTGCAACGGTTGGCAGATCACGCTTGTACACAGATGTGCGGTGATGCTCGCCAACGTACTTATCGTACGCTGCTACAAGCGGCTTATGCATCACACCTTTGCCAGCCTTACGGCCATGCGCTTTAAGATGGCTGTGTGCCTCTGCATAGGGAATTTTTGCAGCAAGCGCCAGCGCACGTACAGTGCAATCGTTGCGCTCATAAAAGTAGCCGCTGGAAATCCTGCCAGAATCTGTAGTAACCAGTTGGTGTTTTGCCATTTTCTTCTCAATTGTTTGTTGCGATGATCAGAGTATACATGAGTTACAACACTACTTGACGATGCCCCTATATTTAAGAGCCTTGAGCCAGTATTTTTGGCTTTGCGCGTCCATTCTCAATTTTCAGAAGTCAAGCTTCCCCGAAAACCTCACAAGAAAGTCCACAGCTTGCTCTACTGTAGAGCCTGAGTGTTGTGCAATTTTCTCCCCGTGTTCATACAGCGTGGCCGTGTACTGCAGACCCTTACCAATGCCATATCCGGGGTCTACGCTAACTGTCAGGCGTATTTCCATATTTGCAGCCATCATTTTAACGGCTGTGTCTTCTTTTAATACTGTCATGTTGTGGCCTGTAGTGGTTTGGTTGTTTGAAGCTTGAATTCTAGCATTACTCTTTGATCTGCACAACCGTTTTGCTGTTGACGTAGTGCGTATTTTTCCAGCCGAAATTCTTGCGGTAGGCATTCGGCACGTACTCTCCCGTCGTGTCCTTGACGTAACCTGGGGCCACATGCTCCAGCACAGCATCAGCTGCGCCCCTGACGATGTGTGTGGCCCTGCCGTAGCCAGCTGCCTTGGCAATGGCATTGGCGGTCTTTTGGTAAGCTTTGACGTGTGCGTCGAGAGTATTGGTCATTTGAAAATTCCGGTTTGTTTGTTGCGGTGATTAAGTATAAGCGGAAATTCTCTGTTTTCCGCTTGTTTCAAAATTATTTTGGAAAATAAGTTGTCTTTACGTTCCAGCTTTGCAGCACGGGCTTGCCCTCTGCATCTTCATCAATAGCCACGTACACCACTGTTTTTAGGATGCTTGCAAAGCGCACTTCACGGCCAAAGACAATTTCATATCTGAGCTTGTGCGATAACGGCCAAGCATCTGTCGTCTCAGCAAAGCAGGCCCAGCGCTTTGCCCCAGTGTCGTCGCGCCATTCGATCTGGCCTGCTGGAAGATTGGAGATTTCGTAAGCTGTCTTCATTTCGGCTCTTTCAGAGTTGTTTAATTGTCTGAGAGAATTCTATCACGCCTGTATTCCCAGTAATGGGAATCTTGCTCTTTATTTGCGCCAGTGAGCTTTCAGGGGTCGATGGAAAACGCTTTACACATAGGCCATTTTGGCCCATGCAGAAAGTTCTTTACAGTGTTACGCGAGATGCCAGAGCCTCGCTAATTTCTCCGCTACGGCGCAGGCTGTCAACAAACTCACAGAACGCAGTCCGAACATCAGCAGGGTAGGCGTTCTGTGTCTTACGTGGTGAGCGCTTAAACTGCGGATTTTGATTCCAGAATTCATCGCGGATTTGTTTTTGAATTGCCAGCATGATGCTCTTTCGGTTGTTGAAGTGTTTAGTGTAGCGGGTTTTACGATGTTTTAGGCTGTTTGAAAAAATCTTTCTTCTCTTTCTTCTTTTGTCTCGCTTACCGCACTCATCCAGCGTCGGCAATTGCCACGGTCTAAGCTTGAGAATTGGACGATGCCGACGGAGTTGATTACCTGGTAGAGCTTACCTGTTTTTACGATAGTGTACAAAATTGCTCCTTGGTTGTAGGTTAAGAGTTACTGGGTTGTCCAGTAATGCGGAAAATTAAAAAGTACGGCTGAAACCTTCGCAGTGGACAATCCTGATGCCACTGCGCGTGCCAATAATGACAAGGGCAAAGCAGTGCGTGTCCGAAAGCTTCTTTTCATCCCCCGCGTTGCTGGCAGTGAGCATTACGGCATTACCTGATACGTCCTCAGCATTAAAGAACACTGGGCCGTTGCTCCAGCGCTCACCGTCCAAGCGCTTTGCCCCGTTCGTGATGTTGCGCGTAATGCGCTGGACAGTGGAGAGTTGGGACTTGTTCATGGAGTGGCTCCGAGTTGTTTTGAGCCTCAATGTTAGCACGACAAACCTGGTGCAATCCCAGTAATGAGAGATTATTTTAAATATTTGCTAATCACTAGGGCAGCGCACTAATAGGAATGCATTGCGGGAACGCTTCCCGCTCACCAGGTGCGCCGGAAAATTTATTTTTCATTCACCGCACGGACGGCAGCAATCCAGGTGTACAATCGAAAAATGCAACGGGATTTGTAGGCCGCTGCCTGCGCGTCTGTTTTTAAATTCCGATCATGTCGGGGTCGAGCCGATGCATGGGTTTCCGGGCCGAAGGTTGTGTTTTACGATTGATTTGGGGGTGAGGTTGGGGCAGGGCGGTTATATAGGGTCAGCTGCTTTAAATTTTGTTTTCCGGTGGAATTTCAAATCGGCAAGCAGAGGGGTAGCTGCCAGGCGCTGCAGATTTCCATGCTGCAACGCTGATTTATTTTAAGGAAAAGCCTTCAGCATCTCATCAGCCGCCTGCCACTGCTTGAAACCCATACCGTCATAAACATCACACCTGACAAGAGAGTCTTGTACAGGCCGCATGTCTGCCATGTCGTCCAGCACAACGAAGTTGTTGAAGCGATCAATGTTGTTTTCAATCCAGTGCTGTATCTCACGGCCACGGTCTGATGTCTTTCCGTCCTCGTCGCTGTAAACCCAACTCCGAGTCTTCCACCAAACATGGTTTTGCCAGATGTAGTCGCCCAAGTTAGGACACGCAGCGTTCAGTATAGCTTCCATAGCATCCTTGGCAAACATGTCCCGCCACATGCTGCTCATCACAATCTTTGCGTTGTTTTCCTCACACAATCGACTGACAAGCATACACGCCACTGGGTCGAGATAAGATTGAATACCAGTGCTCCTCATGCCTGTGCAGGCGCGGGGTGTGCACAAAACGCCGTCGATGTCCAAGAATATTACGTTGGGCAGGGTTTCACTCACAGTCGTTGCTCATAATTTTCTTGGATTTGCTCGTACAAGGTAGGCGGCTCGTTTTGGTGGATGCCTTCAATAAAGTATTCAAGGCCGCATGGAGAGCCGTGCATACTCCAAAGGTCGCTACCGCAGTACCTGATGCACTTTTGGCAAATGTATTGACGCAGCGCGTCAGTTGCCATTTCAAGTGTTTCATACTTCTCCGTCCAGCCGGGATAACTCAGTTTGTGTAGCGTGTACATGGCCCCTCCCAATGTTGTTGTAAATTGTGCCAGATGCCTCCTGCCAAAGGCTGCACATCTGACATTCAATCTTGAAAATCCTCGACTTGATTTCAAAAATGTCGGAGGATATTTCAAATATCAGGAACCTTTAGTGATTCTTCAATAGCCGCAAGCAACAACGCCTTGGCATCGTATTTACCTGTGGATTCCAATATCACAGCCAACGCTGCCCATAAGGGCAGCTTCGCATTCATATCTAAGAAGCTCGCCAGGGGCGTGCCTACAGCTTCTACAATATCCGCATTTTGCATTTTAGCTTTCCTAAGCATTGTACGTAAGCGTGACGCAGTGGCCGGTTCAAGACTGTGCGGCGCTCGTAGACCTGCCGCACGGATGATACTGCGCATGAACTTCTCGTCAACGAAGTCTTGGCGCGTATCAAGCGTTGCCCATTGGGCAATCTTAGCCTGTCGGCTGGCTACGCCAGCCTCCCTCTGCTCAGCTGTAAATATTCTAGGCCCAAAGCCTGTCTTTTGTATGGTGTTTTCCTCTTCAAAACTGTCTTCATCGCAGACCGGCAGTGTACCTGCTTCAGGCTCATTAATGAGAGTATTGCTCATTTTTCCTCCTCTGTTGTTTTATTGGTTTTCAGTGCTGTAGGGCTTCAACCGCTCCACAGCGTACGTGTCCAGCCACATCCTCACATAGCCTGGCACATACTCAGGCGATGCCATTGCACCGGCCCAAGCCTGCTCAAGCTCCGTGCCCTGTTCAGGCACAGGAAACATGTCTCGAATCTCGGCAAGCAGGCCACCGATTTCGCCCATTGAAATGTCGTCTTCGCTCATGGCGTGCCCACCTTGTCTGCACGTTCCTGTGCTGATGTATCGCTGTACTTCAAGCCAGCATAGCGGACACTCAGCTTTGCAATATTCCCGTCAATCGTCTCGTCACGGGTGATGTTCAATATCTGGCGAATTCGCTCCATGTAGAATTCCAAGTCGCCAAGCTCCTCTACGACGTTGGCACGGTCAATCGGTTTGCGGTAAATCACAGCCTTCTTCACTGCATCCAGAAGCTCACCCGCCTCGCCAGCAACACCTACGGCGACATGCAACAGGTCTGCGTCCTCCGCAGTGAGCGATGCACGAATGGCTTCTCCAGATTTTACGAGTGCTGCTACCATTTCGCCGTAATTAATTCTCATGTTTACCTTTAAAGTTACTGATGTGCCCATTGTACACCATGTGCTCTCAATAATGGGAATCATTCGGCCAGGGTTGCGTAGTTCCACCCAACAAAGTCCTTTTCAGTGTGCGAGGTGCACCCGTGGCTCCAACCATACACCTTACCGTTCTCATATTTGGCAAAGTGACGGGGTATTCGGCTGTGGGACTCGTCATCCCGTACAAAAATCTTCGCATCGACTGCTACGTCGTGCCAAAGGCTGTATTCGACGAGGTCGTGCTCGTCGGGTCTACCGCTGTGAAGTCGCCCACAACTGGTGTAGGTCAGCACATCCCCTGCAACAACTGCGACCACCGGGCAGTAGTCGCCCTTATCTGTGCAAAGGATTCGCACAGGCAAGCCGCTGCGCGTCTTGTAAGTTTTACCCATTTCAATTTTTTCCATAAATTCTCCTGTTAAGCAGCGCTAGCTGCGGGTTTATACCAACTCATCTGCCGCATAGCGGCAGCGTATTCCGGTGACTCCACTGTAGCACCAACCTGCATTTCCAGCACGGAAATCTTCAGTGCCATTTCACGAATCCTCTCAGCCTGATTTTTCGTCTCATCCCAGAGTGCCAGCAATACCAGGTCTGCTTTTGTCTCTGTACTTTTCTCAAACCTCGCTTGCGCCTTGTGGTAGGCGGTGAGTGCTGGATTTTCTCTATTGCTCATGTCTTCCTTGTCTGTTGTCTGTAAGTAGTTTCCGCTATGTAAGCACAGCCATTGTATCTAAAATCAGCTTCTATGTGGTGAAAGTTGTAAGTTTGGGTAACTTTAGGTTTGTTTGAAACGTAATTAATGCCTAAGAAGCGGGTGTTGTGTTTTTGCACAAACACAGAAATTACGTTGACAGGTGCAATGGATTTGTGCTATTTTATTAATAGTGTGTTTTAGGCTAGCTATAGACTAGTCTAAGACTATGCTTAAGCTTTATATTAGCTCTGAAAGAGCCTTATATGCTTAAGGTTATATAAGCACACTATCACTTATAAGTAACAGTTATTAGTAGTTGTTTTAAATGCTTAGAGCTATAAGAGAATAACCTATATCTACTTTAAGTTATAAGCATAGTCTATAGCTACGCTTTTTCGTGCTACAAACCTGGCGCAAAGCCTGCGGCCTGTTTAAAGCCTCTCCAAGCGATTTGTTTGGTGTCAGGCTAGGGTAGGCAGGGGTAGGGCGTTTACGCAGCTTCCAGACCCATTACAGCAAGCAACAACCCGCTTTACCGACGACTTTGAAGCTGCTGGGTTGGTGCGCTTGGGGGTGCTGTGTCCGTATTCTACTGTAAGACGGCTGTTTGGGTTTACTGGTTATCCACAGCTGCCCCGGTAACAGGTATTTTAGGTAAAAACTCTTGGAACCCGCACCAGCATTGGCTTTTGCTTGTGGGTAACAACACTTATCCACAAGCAGTGAAGCAGTGAATTTTGCTTTCTCTGGTGTGTTATCAACAGCTTGTGCACAATCGTTAAAAACTTCTTATACCTTTTTAGGCTGTAAAGTTGACCACCCCATGCCTGTTTGCCGAAGCTGCCTGGCGTGGACAACTTACCTCGCGGCGGTGGGGTCTTATTAAGAAGCCATCAGGCTGCAACCCGCATGGATGCTAGGTGGCGCGGACAGAAATTGACGACTAGCGGCCAACATCAGACGATTAGAGGCCATTCGTTGCTTACGGTTTGGCCGGTTATTGTCAAAAAAGCCATTGACAGTGGCACCCTGCCGACGTATAGTTGGCACTCAGACTAACAAAACAAGGAGTAGATATGACCGACACCGGACAAATTCAGGCTTTTGGTGAGCGTAATGGCCTGCCATACTACAAAACAAACCCATCAATTCCGGCTAGTGGCATGGTTCCGTCTCGCACAAGAACGACTCAGATTGCTAGGGGCGGCAAGGCTGTCGTGGTAAACGCCACAGGGGAGGTGCTTGGGAAGGCCTCTATCGCATTCATGCAAAGCGAGGAGGTAGACCAGGCTAAGTTTGTCAAACTCTACATGGACGGATTGCGGCAGATAGCTGGCCTGTCTAAGGCGGGGATTGCTGTGTGTGAGATTGTGTACGAACAGATGCAGGAGAAGGTCAACAACGACCACATCATTCTCAGTTACTCCTTGGCTAAAGAACTCGGAATCTCTGAGCGCACATACCGTCGCGGCGTAAGGGACTTGCTGGAAAAAGAGGTAATCTTCGCCAGCCCTGCGGAGGGAATGTTTTTCTTGAACATCCAGTACATGTTCAACGGTAACAGGTTACACTTCGTTAAGTCCTATCACAAGGCGGCAATGGTACTGGGAATTGAGGAAGGTGATAAGTAGCGCCGGGTTGGAGTTCAGGTTTGAGGCTGACCCGCAGGCCAGCTTTGAACTGTAGACAGCAGCTTTGTGAGCAGAAAAATAAAAATAACTTCTCATTAATTAGAAACGTGCTACACTTTGTGCATCAACAACAAGGAGAGAATTATGGGTTTAGATTGCTACGTTTTGAAGAAGTCTGCAACGGACGAAGCGCCCGTTGAGATTTGGTATGGGCGCAAGGAGAATGAGATTCATGGTTGGATGCAGCGTGAGTCTGGCATGGCTGCGGAAGACTTCAACTGTGAAGACCTTCCGCTTACGGAAGACGTACTGTTGCGTCTTGAGCAGGACTGTGCATCAGGTGGCGTGGGCTACACTGCCGGGTTTTTCTTTGGTGGTGCCAACGACACTGACGAGGTAAGGACTGTTGTGCGCAACCTCATCAGTGTGTCGCGGCTGGCACTTGCAGAGGGTGCAGAAGTTAGGTACACAAGCTGGTGGTAATGTCTCCACCGCCATTTACGCTGCTAGGCGAAACATTCGGCTTCGACGAGAAAACCAGATGGGTCATAGTGCCACTCTGGACAACTGCCACACCGGCAAACGATGAAACATTTATAGAGGAGACGGTATGAACAGACAACTTTTACAGCAAGCGCTTGATGCGCTGGTTGAAGCGGACGTTTTGCGCAATGACAAACAAGATGTGGTCGCTAGGCGCAAAACTATTGATGCCCTTTACGCAGCCCTGACACAGCAAGCCGATGCTACCCTCACCAATGAGGACACCAACCCGCAGCCAGTACAACCCGCCTCAGTAAATATGCCGATCACACCGTCAGAAAAAATGTGCGAGGCTATCAATGGTGGATATGGCAACCTCTCAACTTTTGACAAAGAGAGATTGATAGGTAAGGCGCAATTGTTGTATGCGTCTTTACTTAAACTCGCCCAGCCAGCCAGCCAAAAACTTGCATATATTTGCCAGGGTTGTGGAGGTCTTTATTGGACTGAAGTGAGTTGCGATTGCAATACGAAAGCGGCGTTTGATTTAGTTGCAGTATCAAATATCGCGCAGCCAGTGCAGCCAGCCATCAATTTACACAAAGTACATCCAGAGTGGGAATCTGGCCCATCCTTGTTCAAGGATTGGTGCTCACAATGGTTTGGCACAGACTCCGATGAATCGTACCTAGCTCAAGCTGTTTTGTCTCTGCCTACCCATGCCGCACAGCCAGTACAGCCAGCGAGTGTGACAGATGCGGAGACTATCCCCAAAGGAGTACTGGCCGCTATCCGTAACGCAGGCTTGATGCTGACTGTGAACCAGTACGGGTATCAATTACACAATCTTGGCCGAGCCGTGGCTTACGCCGCTCCTACAGAAGGGAGCCAGTCGTGAAAGTATTTTTCACATTTCTAGGGGTTTCCGTTTGTGTACTGGCGATTGCCGGGGCTTTGGGCCTTGGTCACTTTCGCCTCTATTACGGGCCGGATAAATTTACTTGCACAAAGGACAAACCATGAACACACCCACCACACCAGTGCTGCCAGTCGTTGCATTTCGCTACAAGGAAAACAGAGGTAACGGGCGTTTTGATTACAGCTACCACTTACCCGAGGACGAGAGCAAAGCGTACAAGGACAACTGCCTTGAAATCGAACCCCTCTGCAAAGTCTCTGACGCTCTCGCAGCTATTGCAGCCACCCAGAGCGCAGCACCTATAGCGCCTAGCCCTGAGCCAGTCTGCCTACACGATGACACGCAGCGACTAGGTGCGATCTGGACGCATTGCTTGCAGTGCGAAAAAAAGTGGGCTGACGACGACGCAGCACCTCCCGCGCAAGCAGCCCAGCCAGCACAAAGAGAAGGCTGTGACTATGTTGTAGAGGCGGGCAAGTTGTGTCGTAAGTGCCGTCAGATTCATCAAGCAGCACCTAGCCAGCCTACGGATGCTGAGCGGTATCAATTCATTAAGTCTGGCGGCCAGTACGTAGTCAAAGTTAAAGACCTGACCATATTTTGCGGCCCAAGCCCTGACCATTTCCACGGTTACGGCAAAGCACTGGACAAGGCAATCGACGCAGCCATCACTGCAAGTAAAGGAGGTGCAGCGTGATTGAAAAACTCGGCTTTGCTGTCGCGATAGCAGGTGGTTGGCTTGTGGTTTTGACCATGCTAGCCGGAGTACTGCAATTGTCTTGGTTTTTGTACAAAGACATTGTTGGCTGGCCGCGCGTCTGGAAAGCGCTTCGCTTACTGAAAGAGCATGAATCAAAGCAAGGAGAAAAACATGACCACAAACCTTGAGCGGGCGGAAGCCGTAGGTGCAACCTTTGGTGTAAAGCTGGCCGACACGTTTTACGGCAGCACCGATACCACCACCATCCTGACAACCGCGCAGCTTGACGCCTACACAGCCCAAGCCAGTCAACCCCTGCCTGTCGCACTGCTTGAGCGTCTGAGCAAGACGCTGACAAACCTCGGTTATGCCACCCCTGAAGGCGGCATGGAGCACTTTGGCGCTCGGATTGAGTCGCAGCTTTACAGCCTGTGCGAGGGAGTTGACTCGATCTTAACGCAAGCAACGGTTGAGGCTAAGGCAGTGGGAGCGGTGCCGTTAGTGTGGGAGTCAACTACACCCGCGTACATCAAATTCGTGACGGACGCGCGGTATAAAAAATTTACGCACAACATTCAGAAATGGTATCGGCCAGTCTGCCAGAAATGCACAGCGCATGGTGCGAATGACTTTGCGCGTGATGTTGAAGCAACCCACGGCATTGGTGCGCAGGAGGTGGTGTTGTGAGCTATGTTGTAAAGGTTGTTCATTCGGAGACTGGCGAAGTGGTCAAGATGATCGAAGCTGTATCAGAGCGCCACGCTGACAGAATTGAGGGTGGTGTTTCGATCAACCTCAATCACGATCAATATCACACCGAAATTGAGCCACCCACACCCAAAGGAGCAGCATGACAACCGCTACAGCTTGTTTGATGTGTATGACATTGACAAGCAGAAATACCTATTAAACGGAGGTGAATAAAATGTCCCTGTACGAAATCATCAAGGCGCTTCAAAGCGCAAAAGGCTCACTGGCGAAGCAGGCTATTCTGAACGAGAATGCCGGGAACGAATTGTTTAAGCATTACATGAAGGCTGTGTACGATCCGGCTGTTAGCTACTGGCAGACCACGATTCCGGCAATAGATGAACACTTCAGCCGAGGTGGTGAATTTCACTATATGGACTTAGACTTTGTAGCCAAACTCGCAAACCGCGAATACACGGGTGCTGCTGCTAAGAGCGCCTTACTCTGGAGGACAGCGTGCCTGAACGACGATGGCCGGGAGCTTATGGCAATGCTCATCAAGCGCAGCATTGGCGGCTCTGTCGGTGAAACTATGGTGCTGAAAACTTGGCCCGGCTTGTTCTTTGTCCCAAGTTACATGCGCTGTGCTGGCATGAGTCCGAAGGTGAAGGAGGAGTATGCGGCGCTGCCGTTTTTCTATGTGCAGAGCAAATATGACGGGTCATTCGGATACCTTAAATCATCGACCCTGTCATCACACGCATCGCTATTCACCCGTGCTGGAAGCTTCTACCCCGCGTGGTTGGCAGAGAGGTTGGCAAAAAACCTACCCGACGGCGCTGTAGTTATGGGTGAAGTGCTGGTTTTTGAAGCGGGCAAACCACTGAGTCGAAAAGTTAGCAACGGTATGCTTAATTCTTTGCTGCAGGGTGGAGATGACACTGGCGCAGACATTCGCATGATTGCGTGGGACATGGTTCCAGCCGCAGAATTTAAAAGCGGACAGTGCCACAAGCCTTACAACCTGCGTTTAGCGGACATGGGGCAGTGGGTACAATCTACTACGCTGTCAATTGCAAACACTGTCGTAGTTACATCGCTTGAGCAAGCCTTTGCACTCAACCGCGAAGCGCTTCTACGTGGCGAGGAAGGAACGGTCTGGAAAAAGCCTGACGGCATCTGGCGCGACAGTAGCTCTGGCACCAGGGACGCTGTGAAAGTGAAGATCAAGTTTGAGGCTGAATACCGTGTCACAGGCAAGTACGAGGGTGAAGGCAAGGCCAAGGGTATGCTAGGCGGCTTTAACGTCGAGACAAGCTGCGGCAAGATTGCCAATAACGTCGGCTCCGGTTTTAGCGACAAGCAGCGCATTGAGTTTTGGGCCGAGGATACAACTGGTTGGATTGTGACGCTAGAGGCTAACGATGTTATTGACAAGACAGGCGCAGACACCGAGAGTTTGTTCCTGCCGATTTTTGTAGAGCGCCGTCTTGACAAGACGGAAGCAGATTCCCGTGCGCGGGTAATGGCGCAGCTGCAGGCTGCTAAAGAGGGGGCATGACATGAGGACTATCTACAAGTACGAGCTAAAGGACAGCGTCTGTAAGCTGCATCTGCCCCTTGGGGCAGAGGTAGTCATGGCTGGAGGCCAGGTCGGCGCTGTGTTCATTTGGGCACTAATAAACAATGAGCAGCAAGAAACGCGAGAGCGGACGTTCCTGGTGCACCCCACGGGCCATGCCGTTTCAGACTATGAGGTTTATGTTGGGACAGCAATGTTGTTCAACGACTCGCTCGTACTGCATGTGTTTGAGAAAACTTAAGGAGTGTAGCATGAAGACAAACGATTGCCTGATGCAGGCTATAGAGGTGTTTGAGAAAGAGATTGAGCGCATCCGTGAGGAGTATAGCCGCCTCAATTTTGACGGAGGGACTCTAGATGTCGCGTCTGTTGCGAACAGAGATGACGACCTGGCCCATTGTTTATTCGGCATTGAGCTACTGCACTCCGCATATTTGCTCAAGCAAGAGGCCACATATCGACGCTGGTCTTTGCTGTCAGAACAAACTGTTACAACTAAAAGAGAGCAAACTGCTGCACATGGAAATTAAACTTGGTGTACATTTGACTTAGCGGCAAAGCAATAACGCAGTGCCGTAATCAGACCACCTACGGAGTGATAGATATGGCAAAAATTATACGTTCTGGTAGCCGGAACAAGTTTCGCAGTCCCGAGGCCTTGCAAGCAGCATTGAGTGAGGCTCTCGGTAATCCAGTTGAGACGGAAGTCATCGACGGGGAGTTCACACTCACCCAGCAGGACGCCCCCAGCGCAGCCCATGAAGCCTCGCAGGATGTTGCAGTGACGCACACCACGCCCATCCAGACTCGACCCTCTGTGACGTCTAACAGCTGCGTCCGTGCGCTTGAGAAGGCTATTGGATTCGGCAAGAGCAAGCTCTATCTTGAGGTGGCTGTGTCTCTTGCAGTGTTCGCATCGTCCTCGACAGGCGCTGACAGGGCTACAAAGCGTGTCGTCTTTGGCATCTACTCACAAGCAGGCTACGACGTCTCACCTACAGGCAGCGACTACAAGACGGTGCATAGGCGCGTCACCGCATCTGCTGACCTTTACAACAAGCTTGGCCGGGATGAAATTGTCCTTGCAATGCAGGGTTTGCGCGAAGGCAAGGCCATCGAAAGCCTCTGTGCACACCTGGGCGACACATATCAGTTCGACAGCCTCAACGCTGTGCTGGAGTTTGTCGGCAAGCCTGTGGAGCAGACCAACACGCCAGAAGTCAGGGCAGCGCGGGCCGCTAAAGAGGTAGCTGAAAACAACGCAGTAGCTGCAGGCGTAAACGCACGTATCGCTGCCCGTCAGGCAGAACGTCATCAGCAGGCACTGGACGACTCCGACGGCATCATCGTCTCAGCAGGTAAACTTAGCCTGGTTGTGCCCCGCGATTGCATCCCGGCAGAGATAAGGGCGATGGCTAGCAAGCTGAACGACTTTGCGGATCGAATGGAAGCCGAGATAGGTACGCCGGAAGACCAGCGCAACCGTGAAATGCACAGCTAAAATGTAAAACACACGACAAGCAATTCTGGTGTAGAATTGCTTTGTTAATTAATTAATTAAAGGAGTGGACAATGAAGACGACGATTGATACCATTAATGAGATTTTTGGGAAGCGGAAGGTGACCGACGACGCAGCACCAAAGATCAAAGCCATCTCATGCAAAGATGGTGTTAGCTTGTCAGTGCAAGCCAGCCGCAAGCACAATTGCTTCCCGCGCACAAACAAGGGCCCGTATGTGAGCGTTGAGGTGGGGTTTCCAACGATTGCACCGCCTCAGTCTTGGGCACCTTTCTGCAAGGGCGACTTCGACAAGAAGCCTTGCGACACAGTGTACTTCAATGTGCCATTGAAGATGGTAGCTGACTTTGTGGACACACATGGCGGCGTCAAGGCAGAGGAAGCACCAAAGATGGTGCTTCCAGCTGCTCCAGCACTTGTCCACCGCCCAGCCCTGGCTCAACGCCGATACAACCTGACGGTTGAAGACTTAGGGTTTAGACTTTGACGACTGCATACACTGCCGGTAAGTCCTACGCCACTGGAGAGACGCGCTGGCTTTACCCCCAAGACGAGGAGCCACCAAAAGGCCAGAAGCTGCACATCCTTAACGAAGGTGGCGTTAGCATTCAAGGACTGTGGAAAGAAGACCAGGGTTTTATGGCGTTTCAGCGCATGTTTAAGCGCGACCACGCCAAGGAAGCAGAGTATAATACGTTCTTACTAATGAGAAAGAAAGCAGGCAAGGTATGAGCAAGGTATTTTTGGCAGGCTTTAAGGCTGGCAAAGGGCGATACGAGCAGTTTGTTGATACGGCTACAGGTGACTCGTTCATTCGGGCCATAGACGCTGAAACGGTCATCTACCGGGTCAATGCTGGTGGCTGGGCTTACAACCAGCACGGCAGCATTGCTGGACGCTTTGTCAGGATGGACAACGGTAACTACTACTACAGCACTATTGACAAAGACTTGAGATTGAATACCAAATATTCCGACTTGCTTGAGGCGTGTCGGGACGTCTTTAGTCTGCTACTGTCGCTGGGGCATAAAGAATGATTGAAATGAAGTATGTAGTGGTGTCGTCTAAAGCTGGAGAGCAGATGTTCCTGCTTCCAAGGGCCATTAATCACAAAGACTTTGCGGAAGTATTGAGCTACATCAAGGAAGGTGGAAGTAGGGATTGGAAGCGGGAGCATAGACTTCCAATTTCCGCAGGGTTTACGGACGGAGTGATGTGCTACGGAAGCAGCGAGACGCTGACTTTAAAGTCTCGCCTAGAGGATACAGCGCTACTGAAAGCTGGCGGGTTCAGGGCTACTAAGGCTTTGGCTTGAGGCTGGCTGCAAAGCTGCTCATTGCGTTCCTACTACTAGTCCCAATTACAATCACCAACGCCAGCTACAGCGGTATGGCGGATAGGCAGTGCCTAGCCACGGCCCTCTACTATGAGGCCCGTGGTGAGCCTCTGGCTGGGCGTAGGGCTGTGCTGGACACAATTACTAATAGGATGCTAGCCACAGGCAAAGATGCCTGTGGCGTTGTGTTTCAGCACAGGCAGTTTGCATGGACTAACAAGAAGCCGTTGTTAATTTACAACGATGAGCAGAGAGCCAAGTTGAGTGAAGTTGTAGGGCATCCGAGGGTGCTTGTAGGCAGCAACTATAAATACTTCTACAGCGGCCCACCCCCAGTGTGGGCTGACAGCATGTCGTGCAGGAGAATAAAAAATCAGAACTTTTGTGAAGGAAAATAAATGGATGAAGCACAGACTAAGGTGAAGGCATGGAGGGAATATTTCTACTACGACGCCACTAGCGCTACAGGTCTACGTTGGAACACAGAGATACGGAGCGGCGTGTACAGCATTCGGGTGATGTGTAGGCCGGGAGATGTGGCAGGAAGCGTCAAGAGTAACGGGAGGGGTTGTCAAGTTAGCCTTCACGGTGTGAACTACTTTGTTCACAGAATTATCTGGGAGCTTCATCATGGTCTGCTAACAGACGATCAAGTAATAGATCACAAGGACGGTAATCCTCAAAATAACCTGTTGGATAATTTGAAGGCGATGACCCAAATCCGCAACATGCGGAACCAAAAGAAGTCCTCAAACAACACATCCGGCGCTAACGGGGTAAGCCACATGCATGTCAAAGGCAGCGACTACGCTGTAGCCTCTTGGCGAACACTTGAGGGTAAGTTCAAACAGCGGTGCTTTTCTGTTAAGAAGTTTGGCCTTGACGGAGCTTTTCAGCAAGCTATTGCATGTAGGGCAGAAGCCGTCGAGAAGATGAATGCCAATGGGGCGGGATATTCAAGTCGTCATGGAACATAAGGAGTAACTAATGGTAGAAGGTAAATCAGGTATTTCGGCAAAAGTGGTTGCTGACTCAATCTCAGAAACAGGCATCCGCCTGATGACATTGGAAATTACGTATTGGCGCGGCATTCTTGCAGAACTAAACACACACAGAATGCTGTCAAAGAACAGCGCAAGCAGTCGAGCAATCCCTTTCAACAAGATGCAGGAGAACCTTACGGGGCGACCAGTTCGCTTTGGAGAGGCAAACCCCGGTATGCAAGACAAAGGTGAAGACTTTGACAAACTTATTCAAGGGCGTCCTTTTGAAAACGGTGGCTGCGAGCCTGTTGTATGGGAGGCGCTTGAGCCTGAAGCTGCATGGGAAGCTGCACGGGCAGATGCCGCGTTTTGGTCGAAAGCCTTTTACGAGGCTGGATACCACAAGCAAGTCTATAACAGAATTGTCGAATCGTCGCAAATGGTCAAAACAGTAATCTCCGGTACAGAGTGGGAGAATTTCTTCTGGCTCCGCGACGATGGCGCAGCCGACCCGTCCATAGCAGAGTTGGCACGGTGTATGCGCGAAGCGCGGGATGCCAGCTTGCCGACCTTGCTAAAGGCTGGAGAGTGGCACTTGCCGTATGTCAACTTTGACGAGGTTAAGCGCTGCCACTGGATTGATGCAGAAGACATGCTACTTGGCAGGTTCTACCTGTGTGAGAATGATGCAATCAAAGTAAGCTGTGCTAGGTCAGCCGCTGTCAGCTTCCGAAATGTGGATTACGGGCTTGATAAGTGTCGGGAAGTATATGACAGGCTGGTAGGCGACGAGCGAAAACACGCCAGTGCGCTTGAGCATCAGGCAACGCCTATGCACGCAGCAAGCGTTGAAAGGTTTGTTAACAAGGCGTGTTTCACGGATTCGTGGCAAGAGGGCATATCCCATGCTGACCGTCAAGGTCAGCTTTGGTCAGGCAACTTCCGTGGCTGGATTCAGCATCGTAAAATGATTGCTGGTGAAAACAAATCGGCGTACTAAGTCATCAGTAGCCGTGCTACAATCACGGCTGCAAATCTCATTAATGGGAAACACACAAGGAGAACTATGAACAAACCAAAAACTTTGCTGCAGCGTGTGCAGAGCCGAATCAGCAAGCGGCGAAATGTAATCCGCGAAATCAATTACGAAATTGAAATTATCGAGGACATGCGCGATATGTGCTTCTTGTTCAGCCCTGAACAGAAAGAGGGCTTGCGCGAGTGCCGACTGCTGGCTAAAGTGATGGGCGAAGACCAACAACTCGACAAACAGATTTTTCAGGTGCTGCTGGAGCAGGAGCGTGACAAGTACGCACTCCACTTCCGTTCCAAGTACCCACCCGTTTTGCACTTTGTTTCTAAGGAGCTACCACTGTGACAGCAGGCTACACGAAAATCACGCTTGTGTCTTGGCTGACATCCATCCTCACTTTTGCATATACTGATGGCGGGTTCAGAGTTGCCTTGGGTGCGTGGGGGTTTCTCATAATCACTGCTGTGCTGGCATACCAGGCAGGGCGGGGCGATGATGCATGGAAGTAGAGGAAGTAGCACGCAAGTACGGCATTGACCTGTCGTATGAGCATACGACAGCCTGCCCGCGCTGCAGGCGTAACGGAAGAGACAACACCGGGAACAATCTTAGAGTCTACGGGCAGGACAATGGTGCGTTCTGCTGGGCCTGCAATTACACAATTCCGTCTGCCAAACATCGTGAAGAGATGGGCTGGGACGATAACGAAGAAGAGGAAGATGAAGTTATGACCCGAGAGAAAATCACAGAAGAAGAAGCCGCCCGCATCAAAAGTTACACAGGTACGGCTACTCAAGACTACCGTGGAATACGCACCGAGACGAGTAAACCGTTCGGTGTGCGCTACCAGTACGATGAAGAGACTGGTGAGGTTGACAAGATGTTCGTGCCCACTACGATTGAGGGTGAGCATGTAGGCTACCGCACACGCAAGATTCCAAAAGACTTCTCTAACCCAATCGGCCAGGTTGGTAAAGAGGTGGACATGATTGGCGAGTTTGTGTTCAAGAGCCACAACCACACCGTAGTTATCTCTGGTGGCGAGACGAAGATGCTGACTACTTATCAGATGCTGAAAGACGACATGACGAGGCGTGGAAAGACCTATGACGCTCCAGCCGTCGTATGCTCAACGCTGGGCGAGTCTGGTGCACACAAGCAAATCCAGAGCCGGTACGAGTTCTTTGACAAGTTCCAGAGGATCATTATCTGCATGGACAATGACAAGGCTGGCATTGAGGCAACTGCAAAGATTGCCAAGGTGCTACCGAAGGGTCGCGTGTACGTTATGACCATGCGCTACAAGGACGCAGACGACTACCTGAAGGCTGGCAAGGAGCGCGAGTTTGTCACTGACTACTGGAATGCAGCAGCCTACACTCCAGCTGGCATTGTAGGCTCTGGAGACTTGCCGTCGCGTATGAGAGCAGAGCTTGAGCTTGATAAGATAATGTTCCCGCCATTCATGCGTAAGGTGAATGAGATGACTGACGGTGGCCTTCCGCTTGGAAAAATATGCAACATTGGTGCAGCCTCTGGCATTGGCAAGACGGTGTATGTCGATACAATCATCTACTACCTTGTGCACCACTCACCGCATCGTGTGGGTGTTGTGTCGATGGAACTTAACGCAGGTCAGTATGGCATTTCCATGCTGTCGCGGCACATAGGTCGTAAGATCAGCAAGATAGCCGATAAGCAAGAGCGTATTGATTTTCTCAACAGCGACAGGGTTAAAGAGCAACAGCAAGAGTTGTTTTTCAAGCCGGATGGTAGCCACCGCTTTCATCTGGTCGATGACCGGGACGGAACGATTGACGATCTGAAGGCTGTGGTGGAGCAACTTATAATCAGTTGTGACTGTAAAGTCATTATTCTTGACCCGATTCAAGACATCTTGGACGGTCTGAGTAATGAGGCGCAGGCGTTGTTCTTGAAATGGCAGAAAGGGTTGCTTAAAAGCCACAATGTCACGTTCATCAACATCAATCACGTTCGTAAGAGCGGGGGAGGTGGACAGCAGAACTCATCAGGTGCAATGATTTCAGAGGAAGACTTCGCAGGAAGCTCCACGATTTTCAAGTCTGCAGCAGTGAATATCCTGCTGGTGCGCGACAAGATGAACGAAGACCCTATCATGCGTAACACGACGAAGGCTTTCATCAGCAAAAATCGTGATGGTGGCGAGACAGGCCCAGCTGGTGAATACTACTACGACAACCTGGAACATAGGCTGTACGACAAGGATGACTGGCTTGCAGGCCAGCCTGTTGTTGACTTTGTTAACCCCGACACGGGCGAAATTGCAACAAAGAAGTTTAAACCTGAGAAATAACTTCTCATTAATAAGAAATTCCCGCCGAATGGCGGGAATTTGGCTTACAATTACTTCATCGACAACAAGGAGAGTTTACATGTTTGGTATTAAGATGCCTTGGACGCGGCGTAAAGAGCGTCTTGCAAAGGAGTTGGCTGACAAGCTAGAGCTTGAAAAGAAAGAGCGGCTTGAGCGTGAGGCTAGGCTGAAAGAGTGGCCTTGGGTGGCGCGGCAGCCGCTTAGGACGCCTCCACGCCCAGTGAGCAGCTTTCCTACGCATACGAAGACAACACACGTAAGCGGGTACGAAAGTTCACCACAGGTGAGCAATACCGACACAATGTTGCCCATGCTTACCGGCGTGGTGTTGGCTAACAGCTTCACTGCACCACCAGCTGCTGTGAGTTATTGTGCACCCAACAGCGGTGCATCCAGCTACACGCCTAGCTATGAAAGCTCGTCGTACAGTAGTGATTCGTCGTCTTCCTGCAGCAGCAGTAATTTTGATTAATTAACAAGGAGAATTTTATGAACCCAGACAGCACTTCCAAGGTGGATTTTGAGGCGTTCCGCAAAGAGCGCGAGAAGGTGCAGCGGCAGGCGACGGAGGAGATTGCTAGGCGAGTAGCTGAAGTGCAGCGCCTGATTCTCGAAATCAAAAGCATCACGGATGCCACAGGCGTTACCGTCAGCCTGTTTGAGATTTACACCGCGCTGAGTAACGCAGGGGGTGGCGCTGAACGTGACAACTGGAACTCTTCGTCAGACGAGTGCTAATTAACAACCGGAGACTGAGGTGATCTTGATAGGTAGTATTGCATTAGCTTTTCATTTGCCACTGAACCGTGAGCCAGCTGACACAGATTACGTTGGAACGTACGACCAGGTAATGACTTACGTTAAAGAGTGCGAGGCAAAGGCTTACTACCCCATCAGGAGTGGGCGCAAGATGTACATAAAAGACAGCAGAGGCCGTATCACGGAGGCCGACATTGCATGGGCTGACAGTGTGGAAGAGAAGCTGTACAACTTCATTATGGCTGACGCTGGCACGATGCCGTTCATGGGCGGGTATTTTGTGCCGTCCCTCAACTTGCTCTACATGCTAAAAATGAGCCATCGCTACCTCAAAGATTCGCCTCATTTTCTCAAGACGATGCGTGACATTCAGACGATGCGTGCACATGGGGCAGTGTTGCAAGTAAACCACACCGAGTTTTACGAGCAGCGTATGAAAGACACGTACGTGTACAACTTGCCGAAGCTGAACGTGTCGAAAGACACGTTCTTTGACGAGGTGAGTACAGGCGTGGTGTACACATACGACCATGACAGCATCCATGCAGCTGTAAAGCACTTGGACAAACCAGCCTACCAGTATTACTCTGGCGGCGAGGTGTGGTCGAGCAAGGACAAGTTCTTTGCACAGACCGAAGAGGTGCGGTTGCTGGGTGTGTTGGAGGAGAGTTACGTGCTGGCACTGGAGCGAAGCCTGATACCGTTCCCTGGCGGGAAGACTCCGAAGGGAGCTTTCGACATGGCGCTGATGAAGGTGTGCACAAGCATAACGTCGGGCTGGTTTCGGGAGTTCGCGTGGGAGAATTACGATGCAGTTCAGGTGCTGTATAGTGACGACTTCGTAGATAAATTTAATGCTGGCGTTGCAAACGGTACAGTGAAATAACTTGAGGACTATAATGAACACCCCTTTACACAATAACGCTAGACACGACTTGAACTACTACAGAGAGGTTTTGGCAGTGCTTATCGCTGGAGTAGAACTTCGTCAACGACACGGGGAGATTGCAGAAGCCCTAAATAGTGTAGGTATTAAATCACCTACAGGTAATGACTGGTCTGCGGAAGCAATCAAACAGTGCCTCAAGAAGTTTCGACATAGTAGTATCTACCCCAGCCACATGTACAAGGCAATGCTGCAGCTTGTTTTTGATGGGGAGCTAGAACGTAAGGATGTTCAATGCCTCATCGACAATGAAAATATCCGAGGAATGTGATGTCTACACACACCACCACTGTGTTCAGGGTCTGTATGCCTTACGTCTTAAATAAAGAGGGCAACGGATGGGTGCTTCTCAATCGGGAGTACAAGCCACTAGGTTTTGACCCTAGAAAGTTCGTCAAGTACGAAGAGTTCCCTGTAGTCTTGCCGATCAAAATCACACCAGCAAAACTGAGAAAGATTTCAGAGGACGGCCTAGGTGATGCGAACGGAGGATTCATCTACTTGTACGGGAAAACCCGACCGTTCGATTGTCAAAAAGCAATGGCTGACTACCTGAAACGGCTCGACATCCTGTGGCGAGTCGAGGCCGACTACTTAGATGGACACACAAACTGTGTTGATACACGGACATACTAGCTAAAATTAATTCTCATTAATAAGAATCTGGTGTACACTTCGTACATCGCAACCAACCAACCGGGAACAACAAAATGACACGTACACCAACCCCACAGCAAGGCTCTTGCATCGAAGCTATCAAGACTCACCGCATGATTAAGGTTGAGGCTTGCGCCGGAAGTGGCAAGACCAGCACACTGGACATGATGGCACAGGCTACGCCTGTGGCGTCCCTGTACCTTGGCTTTAACAAAGTCACTGCGACTGAGGCATCTGAAAAGTTTCCAAAGCACGTTACCTGCAAGACTACTCACTCAGTGGCGTACGCAGCTTTTGGTAGCAAAATACGTGACAAACTCTCCCGTCCGAAGGGACGTTACGTCAACGTGGCAGGCACTGGCTCTGAGGTTGGCAAGTTTTACAAACTCTCGTCAATTGAGTTGTCCAAGGACGTCACCGTGTCATCTGCTTACCTTGGCCTGCTTGCGAAGCAAGCTGTGGCCCTGTTTGAGCAGTCATCCGACGACACGCTCACGAAGCGCCACCTCCCACGCGGAGAGCTTTTCGACCTTGCAAAGAAGTCTCTGGCAAACATGGATTACACAGAGTCCGTTATTCTTGGCACTGCTCAATCTATGTGGAATGACCGCAGCAATGCCCGTAGCCTAGTGTTGGCTACTCACGACACATACTTGAAGATGTACCAGCTGTCTAAGCCCGTGCTGGCAGGGTACGATGTGCTGTACGTCGATGAGTTTCAAGACACCACACCTTGCGTGTTGGACATTGTGATGAACCAGTGCAGCCACATGAAGGTTGTGATGGTAGGTGATGCTCGTCAAGCCATCTACGGCTGGCGAGGCGCTGTCAACGCTATGCAACTGGTGAAGTGCGAGTCCCGCCAGCTGACGAAAAGTTTCCGCTACGGGCAGCGCATTGCAGATGTCGCAACGCACGTTTTGGAAGGCGCAATGGTCATTGAAGGCAATTCAAACATCACCTCTGTTGCAGAGTTTGATTGCGTCAATCGTAGTCTGCCTTACACCCGGCTGTTTCGGACAAATTCTGGCCTGCTGACAGCAGCTGTGCTGGAGATTCAGCAGGGCACCAAAGTAGCTATTGAAGTTGACGTCAAGGATTTCGTTAAGCTGATGCAAAGTGCCGTGGCGCTGTCAACTGGTGACAGCAAGAACGTCAAGCATGACAAGCTGCTGCCATACAAGGACTGGGCCGACATGGTGCTTGAGGCCAAGCATGATGCAGAGCTTGGACGTATTGTCAAGGTTGTGAAGGACGGCAAGGTGTCGCAATGGATTGAGGTGCTTTCTGGACATCTCAATAGTGAGACGCCTGCGGTGACGTTCACCACTGCTCATAAGAGCAAAGGCAGGGAGTTCTCGCAAGTGGTGATTGAAGATGACTTCAAGACCTGTTACAATGATGATGGTGAGTGGACGGGCCTGACTGAAGACGAGCAGAATTTGCTGTACGTGGCTGTGACCCGCGCTATCGACAAGCTGGAGTACAACCAGACAGTTTCTGAGTACCTTGAGCGGGCGCAGAGCCGTGAACGCGAGGTCGGTTTTAATCTGTATGGTGAAGGTGCAAGGGGCTTGATGCGAGATATGCGCGTGGCAGCACAGGGCGAGTACGCATGACGTTTTCTCTTTCTGAAGCGCTAAATAGTATGACCAAAGCGGAAAGATATAAGATGGCGTACAACTCCATGCGGGGTGTATTGCATTTCCGAATAGACCCTGAGGGCCAAGATGAACTCTTCAGCCTGTTCGGTGAGCCAGTAGAGTCTGAATACGCCTACCCCGGAATACTGTTCAACACTTATCATTTTGAAGGCAGGGTCTACCTCTGTTCATGGGGAGAACGAGGCCCACCAACACAACCTGACATGATTGAAGAGGTTGTGCCAATGACTACTCCAGAGGAGTACAACAAGAGATTGAAGGAGGCAGGATGAGAGTTGTATACGACATTGAAGCTACTAACCTCTTGACGCACGAAACAATTGACTATACGGCATCGCCGTATGTGTTACTGCCAGCCTTCAAAATGCACTGCATTGTGGCAAAGGACATTGACACGAAGTCGGTTTATAAGTTTGTCGGGAAAGAAATAAAAACCCAGTTCCCACAATTGCTGGCTGAAGCATCTACGTTGATTTGTCATAACCAGATTTCGTATGATCTTTTGGCACTCAAGCTTTACTTAGGCATCGACTACACAATCGGGGAAACCTGCACATTAAACGGGCGGGAGGTCGAGATAGTCGATACGCTAGTTTTAAGCAAAACATTGAATCCAGACCGCTACCTTGGTCACAGCATCGCTGCATGGGGTGATCGTTTGGGCCTGGCTAAGATTGACTGGAGGGCTAAGGCAATTGAGCTTGGCCTGATTACTTTTAGTTCGCCTAAAGGTGCTGAATTTGCCGTGTACCATCCTGAGATGTTAAAGTACAACGAGCGCGACGTTGACGTCAACGAAGCCGTGTACCATGCGTTAATGAAGGAGTGGGGTGAGTGGGATTGGAGTGGGCCGTTTGCGCTGGAGCAGATGACGCGTGACATTGTCACGCGACAGGAACACCGTGGGTTTTGGTATGACTCAGACCTTGGCGAGTGGTGCGTACGTGATCTGGACGAGAAGATGGAAGACATCCGCACCATCGTTGAACCTCTGTTGCCGCCTAAGCCTATGGGGGTGACTAAGCTTAAGGCTTTCATGCCGCCGAAGATTCAGTTTAAAAAGAACGGTGAAGTGTCTGCGGTGCTGGAGAAGTGGGTTGAGCGGCACGGCGGCAAGATCAGCAGAGATGAATCAGGACTTTACACGGAGCTTTATGGTAATCCTATTGCCTTGCCGCTTGATGTTGAGACATCAATTCAGACGCATGAGCCTGCCACTGTGAAAGATATCACCCACATAAAGGGTTACCTGGTAGGTCTAGGCTGGTCGCCAACTCAGTATAAAGAGCGCGACCTGACGGTGGACAGTAAAAAGAACAAGCTGTCACAAGAGAAGTTTGAGATTGCAGCGACGCGCTACGCAGAGCAGACCTTGGCAAGTCCATTTTGTAAGGACAGGCTGATTGAACTGAATACGTCTCGCAAGAACCTGCTGAACAAGCTCTTGAGCCACGACATTAAGCGTCCACTGAAGGTGTACACTAACCCGACGATTACAGTTGGGATGGAAAAGGAGATTGACCCAGCGTTGCTAGAACTGGCTGACAAGTTTCCACATGCCAAGTTGGTGAGTGAGTACTTGACCTATTCGCACAGGCGGAACAGTATTTTAGGTGGAGGTGTTGACCCTGACGAGATGGATGAGGATGACGAGTGGACTGGCAAGGGTTTTATGGCTGCTGAACGTATCCAAATTGACCATCGCATACCGACCCCTGCGGATACCTGCGGAGCCGGTACAAGCCGTTTTAAGCACAAGCTGGTGGCAAATATTCCACGGGTGACAAGCCTATACGGCGATAAGATGCGGGCACAGTTTGGAGTGGATGTTGAGGACGGAAAGATTCAGTTAGGCTACGATTTTGACAGTCTGGAGGCGAAGATCGAGGCACACTATGTTTACCGATACCCTGGCGGGCCTGAGTATGGTGTGTCGTTGATTGCCGACAAGCCAAACGACTGCCACACTGTGCTGGCCCTTAGCATCAGCAAGATACTCGGCAGGCCATTCCCAAGGGGGACTGCGAAGAATGTGAAGTACGGTTGCAGCTATAACGCACAGATAGCGCGAGTAGCTAAGACTGTAGGCTGTAGTCTGGAGGACGCTGAAATTATCTTCAACGAGTTCTGGTCGCAAGCTGCACCTTTGAAGCTGTTAAAAGAGAAGATGCAGAAGTACTGGGAAACCACTGGGCAGAAAAAGTTCTTGTGCGGGCTAGATGGGCGCAAGCTCCCTATCCGTTCAAAGGGCAATGTGATTAACACGGCGTTCCAAAGTGCTGGCGTGATCTGTGCCAAACGAGCGATGGTGATTCACGAACAGAAGTTGAAGGATGCAGGGCTATACGTTGACTTCTTTCGAGACGACTGGAAGTCGAAGTCGTATTGCCAGCAGCTTATTGCGTATCACGACGAAGCCCAGCTTGAAATTTGCCGTGAACAGGTTGAGTGGAAGAAGTTTAAGGACGAGGGTGCCTGTAAGGTATTCAAGCCGGAAGACGGTAGAGTCTGGTCAGACCCTGTCCACAACGACAAGGGATGGTTTCGTGGGTATGTTCAGGCTGGTGAACTGGCAACTGAGGCAGTGAGAGAGTCTGGTCAGTACTACAAGTTGAATGTCGAGTTGTCGGCTGGGTATATGTTGGGTACGAACTGGGGCACTTGTCATTGAGTTCTCATTATTAAGAAAAGGAATTTATGCTTTATTTTTGCATTTATGTTTTGGTTGTTTCGGCATGTCAGTTTGTGGCAAGCGTCCCTGCCGCCAGTGGGCCTACGATTGGGCAGTGCGTGAGCCTCGCTACCGCAACCTACGCACTGCTAATGATTATTGGCGCTACTAAGTGAGAGTGTGGACAAAAGTAGTCTACGCGTGTGACTGCCCAACCTGCGAGTGCTGCGGTGAGCCTGTCTGTGTAGCGTGTGACACGCACTACGCAGACTGCGACTGCCCAGGCCCAACGCAAGACGGGTATGACTACAGGCTTAGAAGGGGCGTACTAGAAGCGGCCCTGCAAGACGATGACTGATGTTATCCGGCACGGCAAACCCTCAAACGCCTACAAGGCAACTTTGCGAAAGCCTCAGACAGAAGATTTCGATAAATTAGTGAAAGCTTGCATGGCAGCTATCATTAATGATGAGGTTGATGTTATAATCTCGTTTGCATACACGATGAAGTTTCCAGACAAATTTCCGAAAGGAATTTGCATGAGCAAGAAGCCAGACGGCAGCAATGTCCACAAGGTGAAGGCTAAGAGACTTTTGATGTGGCTGTACGAGAACGGCTACACAGCCGCTACGGTGGAAATGCTTGGTGTGCAGAAAAGAGCTTTCGCCGCGATGGAAAAAGAATTTCAACTTTCTCCCATTAATGAGAAATGAGGGTGTACAATGACTACACCAAACAGGGTAGGAGGTAAATGAAGATAACAAGCAACGCGGGTGTTTCGATTGAGGTAGATGCAGAGCTTGGCTTGCTGCTAAACGGCAAGCCACCTCACAGCATCGTGCCTCTGGGCGACAACTGGTACAGAGCAACAACAGTAGCCTTCTGCAGGATAAAACGTCCTGCGAAAGCAAACGGAATCCGTAAGCGCAAGAAAGCGCTTATGGCAGCAGTTAAACGGTATAGATTTTCATTCAACTTTAAACGAGACTAACAGATTATGAGCGAATCACGTAAGCGCGGCAGTTTTAATGAGCGGGTCAAAATGGCCCATGAGCGAAAAGAAATCATAGAAGAGAATAGGCGCATCCAACGCATGGAGCGAGAGGCATCTATGTCAATCCAGACCAAGCGCAAGCGTGCCAATTTGCGAATGCTGATGGCATTTGCCGCAGGCGCTATCGCCAGCGGCCCAAGATTAACAACATAAGGAGTAGACAATGTCAAAATTTGAACAAGTAGAGACGGTGAAGGCCCGTGACCTGGTTGTGGCTGAACAGGCAGAGGCACTTGAAATTGTGGTCGAGCCAGTAGAGAGCGTGATTACACTGCTGGTTTCGACGAAGGTGGCTATGCCGTCAGAGTTTTTGAAGGACGTCGAGGCCAATACAGCGACAGTCCGCACAATGCTGGACAAGCTGTTCAAAGACCTCGGCGGGGACGTAGTCGGGGTGGACATCATCTGATGTTGATTGGCATTACCGGCAAAGCCGGGTCAGGTAAAGACACTGTTGCAGACTACCTGAAGGCCAGTAGTAACTTCAGGTCTATCGCGTTTGCTGACCCTATCAGGGCAGGCATGAAAGCCATTTTTGGCTTTGATGACAGGCTCTTCCAGCACCCCGATAAAGAGGTGATCTTGGAAGAGTTTGGCAAGTCGCCCAGACAAATGATGCAAACCCTTGGGACGGAGTGGGGCCGCGAGAGCGTCAACACAGACTTGTGGCTGATACTGGCAGGCATCAAAGTCAAGGCGTTAAGTGCTAGAGGCTACAACGTAGCCATCACCGACGTCCGGTTCGAGAACGAGGCAGAATACATTCGCAGTAGTGGTGGAGAAATCTGGCACATTCAAAGGGGAGTCGCAGGTACGAAACATGTGCACACCAGCGAAGCTGGTGTGGGTTTTGTAGACGGCGACTTGCTTATTGACAACAACGGAACGCTTGCACAGCTTTATGAGCAAGTTGATGAATACGTTTGAGAGGGCAAAATGAACACTTGTCTACAGTCAGTACGTGGCGGGTATGTTGCCCCAGCTGCGGAGCAGGAGGGTAGACCATTGGTGAGGTATGAACCTATCGGCCACGCGATAGTTGTCGGCTACCGTGCCTGGGTTATCCCGCTAGATCACTACGCGAATGACAGGGTGTCTAACACTGGGCCAGCATTCACCGGCACCGTAGTGGCATACGACGAAACAACAGGCGCTTTTGAAACTCGCCGCACACGCTATGTATTAGCAGACAGGAGACATTAACATGGCAGAACAATTGCCGCACATTGAGTTTGCAGCCGAAGTGGTGCGCCTCGCAATGGAAGCGCAAGACGCACACGATGGCGTAAGTGTCCCCATGAACGGCATCGCAATTGCTGCAGCTGCATTGCTGGTAGACATGAGTATCTACACCCCAGGCACCGTTGACGAGGAAACCTTGAAAGAGGTAACTGAGCGGTTTAAGGTGTGTGTTGATTCCGCAGTTGCTTTTGCATCAGCGCAAGTGGAAGGTGGGGCGCTAAATGCAGTGGCTTGAAGTGGCTGTTATCGCTGTACTGGTTGGTTGCGTTGTTTTAGGAGGCATAGCTGCCGCGATAATCTCAAACAATGGCCTCGACAATGGCTGACATAACAATGTGCATGGGCACATGGTGTGCAAACAAAGAAACATGCTACCGCTTTACAGCCGTAGCAAACGAGTGGCGGCAGTCTTACTTTCGTGAGATTCCGCTGCAAGACGATGGTAGCTGTGACCATTATTCTCCCAACGAGAAGGCAGACAAAAGCAAAGGAGCCAAAAGCTCCAACCCCGCTCATAAACGAGCATTAAAATAAAGGATACATACATGTCATTTAAACCAGAATCCAGCGGCAACACTTCCGGCGCTAAATTTGAAGATACCAGCAAGCTCCCGACCCCACGGGCGGGTAGCCGCAAAGCCCGTATCAGCCTCATCGTAGACTTGGGTAAACAGAACCGCGAAGATTATGAAGACCCGGTGACTAAAGAGGTGCGGGCACAAAAGCCAGCGCACCAAGTGGCAGTGTTTGCTGATTTGGTTGCTGACGTCGTTGACTACGGTGGCAAGATTGGTAAGGCGCAATATCGCTTGATGCTGAACAAGCAGTTCATGGGCCAAGTGCAAGGCGTTAACTTCCAGGCATCACCTCCGAAGGATGCCAAAGGCAATACCGTCGCTGGCAAGCCTTGGTGCCTGCACCCAGCCAACCTGCTTGCGAAGCTGTTTAAAGCAGTGGGTAAGGCAGAGCTTGCAAACGATGACCGTAACAATCCCAACTCAATGGACATCAACCTGCTCCTTAATGAGCCAGTGATGTGCCAGGTAGAGGTCAAGGAAACTGAGGGCAAAAAGGAAGACGCTGACGGCAACAAGATTGTCTACAAGAACGTCAACTTCAAAGGCGTCTCAGAGATTCCAGAGGACGACGATGGCGCGAAAATTGCCGTGGCAGCGCTGACTCAGAAGGCACGTTGCATCACTTTCTCCAATGCCACTGCGGACGACATTCAATATATTCGTGCGAACCTGATTGCACAGATTAAGCTGGCTAACAACTACGCTGGAAGTCAGATGCAGAAAGCGATTGAGGCTTACGAGGCAGCGAATGGTGGCGCAAAGGCTGCAGCCAAGGGTAGTGATGACGACGAGGGTGATGAAGAGGAAGAAAAGCCTGCAGCTAAGCCTGCAGCGGCTAAGAAGCCTGCTGCCCCTAAGAAGCCTTCGCCTCCGGTGGGTTTTGATGATTTGGACGACGATATTCCGTTCTAATTCTCATTAATAAGAACTAGATATAGCCCTGTACTCGTAAGGGTACAGGGCTTTTTGATTGAGAAGGAGAATTATGCAACAAAAACAAATGTTTGTCGGAGATACATTTGAGACAAAGGACTCCGGCACGATTCGGGTCATAGAGCTTCTGGTTGGCAGTAAGGCAGTAGTAGAGTTTGATGACGGCAACACTGGCACGTTCCACAGAGCAAACATTGTCAGAGGTCTTGTTAAAAATTATATGAAGCCAATAATCTTCAATAGGGGGTTTCTAGGTAGTCCGAGAACTTCAAAATGCAGAGCCTACGGTGTTTGGTCGCAGATGTTCAACAGATGTTACTCTGGAAAGTTCCAAGCTTACCGCGACTGTACGGTTAATGAGGTTTGGTACGATTTTCAAGTCTTCCGCAGCTGGTATGAGGAACAGAAAAACTCGTCCATATTGGGCTTTGAGTTAGACAAGGATATTCTCCAACGAGGGAATAAGATTTACTGTGCAGAACTATGCCAAGTTATCCCAGCCAACCTGAACAAACTTCTTGAAAGCTCTAGGGCCTCAAGAGGGGCGCTACCCTTGGGCGTATCTTTGCACAAAGGTACTGGTAAGTATTTAGCAAGGTGTTGTGACGCCAAAGGCGGATACCCGCACATCGGGCTTTACCCGACAGTTGACGAGGCTTTTGCAGCGTACAAAGCGGCTAAAGAGGGTTTTATCAAAGAATCGGCAGAAAAGTACAAGCACCTTATCACTTCCGATGCCTACGACAAATTACTGCTATGGGAGGTAAAATATAATGACTAGAAGTATAGCGGTGATTGACGGGGATTTGATATCCTATCGCTGCGCCGCAGCTAACGAAAAGCGAACAGTTGACGCGATGCACAATGAGACGGCTGAATCGCACACGTTCGACACCGTGACAAAGTTCAGGGAGTGGTGTTCTGATTCAGAACTTGACCCTGCGGATTTTACAGTGACGCCCGGACAGGAAGCCGGAGCTAAAGCCTTTGCATTCGGGAAGTTAAAGAGTATGATTTCAGACATTACCAAGGACGCCAAGTGTGACGACTACCATATCGTGTTGTCAGGTAAAGATAATTTTCGACTTGAACTCCCACTACCTACTAGGTACAAAGACTCGCGCAAGGAGAACATCAAGCCACTACAGTTGCAAGCTTGCCGGGACTACCTAGTTGAGCATCACAATGCAGAGGTGAGTGTCGGGTGCGAAGCAGATGACCTACTCGTCGGGTATATGTACCAAGGGTATAAAGACGGAGACTATGTGGTGCAGTGTTCGCTTGACAAAGACGCTTCCCACGGCCCCGGATACTTGTACGATTGGACGCTGATGTCAGAGCCAAAACTTATTACGGGCTATGGTGGGCTGACTCTGACCCTAAAAGAGACAGCACGTAAGACTGCTGCAGGCAAGCCTATCGTAGACAAAGTCATTAAAGGCACTGGCAGGGCATTCCTGTGGTATCAGATTGTCTTTGGTGACCCGGTAGATTCGTACAAGCCTTGCGAGTTAGCCAAGGCTAAGTTTGGCGAGGTCGGTGCTTATGAGTTGCTGAAGGATGCCAAGAACGATAAAGAGGCGCTCGAAGCTGTTGTGCGCCAGTATAAGTTGTGGTATCCGACACCTGTTACATACAGGGATTGGAATAATGTCCTGCACACGAAGTCGTGGCTGGAGATTATGCAGATGTATGCCGACTGCGCGTTTATGCGACGTTGGGAAGGCGACAGACTTGATGTTGAGAAATTGTTGAATAGGTTAGGAGTGAACGTATAGTGAGAAAATTTAAAGCGACCTTAAAAGAGTCCAGTTGCCCTGTTGACATTGCCGGGTTTGTCGTCTACATGGCGCTAACGAAAAACTATGTATCTGCTGGCTACATGGAGGACTCTACCCTGTACCAGCGGTGCAACGAGGGCAGTCCTTTTGTGGAAGTTGATGCAAGTCACGACCTACCCTGGCGCTTTAGAGACTTTAACAATTTTGAAAATGGCGCAAATCGAGTAGAAAAGAAGTTGACAAAAGAGGGAGAAAGACTTGTTCTTCATTTTTTAAATTCCAGCTTCCGTGGCGATAAGTTCCAGGGGGAGTTTATCAACGAGGTTTACAAAGATCAAGGAGCAGAGCTATGACATTACCTGACAAATTTAAATTCACCACTTACGGCGACACATATACTGCTGAGCGCCATGAGTCTGAAGCGCACTACGTCATTTCGTGGGTGAGCTACAATGGTGTACAACATACCAACTACGCCACAGAGGTAGTGGCAAGGCGCATCAAGTTAGGGGACTGGCAAATCCTTGCCGAGTCATTTCCTGACATTTACGGCTCATGCGTCAAAATCTGTAATCTTATTATTGAGAAGAGAGTCGCAGGAGTAAGCCCAACCGACGACGAGGTCGCTGCACTGATTATTACCCGCACCCTTATTAACCGGCTACTTGATGACCGCAACTAACCGACGCTGCGGAGGTACAATGTCGGAGTCTCAGTTTCTGGCCTGGGTGCGCTCTGCGCTTCGTAGCAAGAGTTTGCGCTGGCCCCCAAGGGCCGAAGCACTCAAGCTAGCGAGACGGGCCTACAAAGGCCCAAACAAGCTCCAGAAGTGGCAATTCCAGTGCGCCATGTGTGACGAGTGGTTTAAAGGTAAAGACGTTGTCGTTGACCACTTCCCTGTGGCAGCTGGCAGCATATTGAAGTGGGAGGACATTGGAGCCTTCGCCAACAACTTGTATTGCGAGACTGACAACTTGCGAGTGCTGGACAAAGCCTGCCACGATGCTCACACGCTGGCTGAGAAGATGGGTGTGTCGATTGAAGAGGCCAAGCTTGCAAAGAAAGTAATTGAGTTTTGCAAGAAAGATAGCAAAGAGGTTATAGAATTCTTGGCTAAAGCAGGCTACAATGGCTCTGCAGTAAGTAATGCAACCAAACGCCGCGCACTGGTCGAGGTGATATTCAAGGAGAAGTTAAATGGCTGATAAAGCAAAAAAGAAGTTGCCGAAATACGTAATGGACGAGTATCAAACGCTCTTCCGGGTGAAAAGGGTTGGAGACTGTGTAAAGTTCTCACAGCTCGACTCAAAGGCTAGTATTACGACATACGCAGAAGACTTCGACATGGTGCTGGCGCGTGGTGGCTTTCACGAACTACCCCCTCCCATTGAAAAGATACTTGACCAGCACCCCGGTCAAGAACAGAAATTCATGCATAGCATAGTCGCATGTTACAAGCAAAGCCTTCTCACTAATGGGAATACGCAATCACAAAAGGAGACTACAAATGGGAATTGAAAAAGATTGGCAACATAATGCCCTGGCGCTCGACAAGGTTGGGCTGATGAGCAGGCGAGAGATTGCTGAAGCACTGGCTGTACCGAAAAGCACCGTCAGCGATTTTCTGCGGAGTTACGATTTAATCCGTCAGGGTGACGACCTGGTAACGGAATTTGTCGGCAAACAGTATGATAATAGTCGCATCCTGTTTATCAGCGACATGCACATCCCATACCATCACGACAATCTGCTACCGTTCTTGGAGATGTTGAAAAAGCGGTACGACCCTACGCGAATTATTTGTCTTGGGGATGAACTGGACAAACATGCAATGTCTTTTCACGACTCCGACCCTGACCTTCCAAGTGCAGGAGACGAGTTAAAGCGCGCATTGCCAATCATTAAGTCGCTAAAGGCTATGTTTCCAGACATGGACTTGATTGACAGCAATCACGGCTCAATGGTGTATCGCAAGTCGAAGCATCACGGCATTCCGCGTAGCTACATTCGGAGCTACAACGAAGTGCTGGGGGTTGATGAAGGCTGGCAGTGGCACAACGACTTGACGATTACTTTGCCGGATGGGCAAAAGGTCTACATTCACCACGGCAAGAGTTCTGACGCTGTTAAGACGAGCCAGGCTATGAGCATGTCGCACGTATGTGGGCATTTCCATGAGAGCTTCGGGACGCGCTACTGGGCAAATCCAAATGGTCTGTTTTGGGCTATGAACTCAGGCTGCTTGATTGACGACAAAGCTCTGGCATTTAGCTACAACAACGTCAACCTAAAACGACCGATAATCGGGACGTCATTAATTATTGACGGGTATCCGGTGCTAGAGTCCATGCCGCTGTAACATCTGTTACAATAACAACAACACGCAGCAGAGTTGCTGCGTGAATTAAAAGAATTGAATAGGAGGTGTGAATGATGAACTTACAGATTGGCGTAGCTAATATGCCAATTAACCTGATACTTCTCACTAATGGGACTTTGGCATTTGTCCGTACCGACAACTTTAAGGCGCTGTTTGATATGTCACCGTCGCCTGACGGAGTGGGCGCAGCGTTCTACGAGGACTCGTTTGAAATAGGCGGGGAGGGCTTCGCCTACAACACCACGTATGCGTACAAAGAGATTCCAGCAATGGGGCAATGGTTGCGGCAGCAGGAGATAAAACTATGAACGACGAAGAATTTAGTTGCAATATTTGCGGCTCACCAGCAACCCACACATTAGGGCATCATGGGCTGTTGCCTCTATGCAACAGTGTTGTTTGCCATCACACCACTATTGAAATGATTAAAGAAGCGCTAGCACTAGACGCGCAAGGAGCAACATGAAAAATATTAGTTTCCGAGATTTGCAACTGGTCAGCAAGTTTAAAGGTATGAACGAGATTGATATGTTGTCGTTATCTAATGACGACGACATGGTCTGGGCGTTAGACCAGATTGGCTTTGATACAGAGTATGCCGTTACATATGTTCCAAACGTGCACAGGGATATGCGGAACAAAGTTGGACTGGGCTTTATTGCCGTTGGGGAAATCAACATGAACCGTAGCTACATTAATTCCCCAATGTGCAGCCTGACGGAGCGTATGATTGCAGCAGCCTACATCGACCCGTCACTCACCAGGGAGCTAAGCTCCCTGATGGGTATGCGAGTTAACTTTCGTTCATTGCTTGAAAATGGCGCTGACAGTAGCAGCGAGGATTTGCCAGAAGATATGCTGGAGCCTGACCGTGACTTTGTCAGCAAGCAGATACGGGACTTGGAAGACCTCCGAGACGCTATACGCGGCCCGCTGCTTAATGATAGGGGAGAGGCAAAAACCTTTGCCGAATATAAAAGCTACGTCAGGGAGTATATGCAATGAGTAAGTCACGTAATTACTATTGCAACGGTGAGTGGTACACCCTCAGCACAAGCTTGAAGGATGCACCATGCGTAGACTGCGCTTTTTGCGGGGACGAGGAGCTTTGCTTTGCGGCTCCTCCAGACTGTATACAAAGCTCTTCTACCATTTGGATTATGGTTGTCGAATGAAGTTGTTTGCCGAGGGCAAGGATGGCGGCTTAGATTCAAACGTCACAGGCTATTGGCTGATTGAGTGGAAGTCGCTATTCTCAATAGCCCTGTTAAAATTTGACAGAGGCAGTCGAGAAGCATTCCACTCTCACGCTTTTAACAGTGTCTCATGGGTGCTGGCTGGAAAACTCTTAGAGCACAGAGTCTACGACGCCGCTGGGAGTTTGACGCAATTCAGACCTGGCCTCAAGCCGATTATCACGACACGGAACAACCTTCACAAGGTAATCGGACTCGCTGATAGGACTTGGGTGCTTACGTTCAGAGGCCCGTGGAAAAAGACATGGCAAGAAAAGTTTGACGATGGGGCGGAGGTAACTCTTACCCACGGAAGAAATATTGTTGAAAGGAATAAATGATATCAAAAATTAAAAAACGAGACGGTACGCTGGTTGACTTCGATGCTGAGAAACTAAATAAGTGGGCTGATTGGTCTGCTGGTATAGGTGTGGAGTGGGGCACTGTAGCGCTAGGCGCTTGTCGCAAGTGCTTTGATGGATGTACAACTGACGACTTGCACAATGCCTTGATTGCGGAGTGCGTTGACCGTGAGACTACTGCACATCTACGCATGGCTGGAAGGCTTTTTATTGGTCAGGTGTACAAACGGGCCTTCGGAGACTGGAGAGAGATTCCTAGCGTGCTGGAGATGTACAGAAGCATGGTTGCAATGGGTTTGTGGGAGATGATGGATTACTCTGACGAAGAGCTAGCCATGTGTGATGGATTTATCAATCACCAGCTGGACATGGATGCGACACTGACGGAGTCCAAGCAGATCGTTGACAAGTATGCCATTGTTGACCGGGTAGACAAGAAGGTGTTTGAGTCTCCGCAGTTTGTGTACATGCGTATGGCCTTGGGCAATATGAAAGACATGCCGCGTGAGCGGAGAATGAAGGACGTCGAGGCACTCTACTACGGCTACAGCCGGAAATTGATTAACCCGCCAACCCCGTTCTCGATTAACTTGGGCACACCAAAGCGACAGTATGCGTCTTGTTGTGTTGTTACAACAAAGGATACGGCTGCAAGTATTGCTGCGGCAGATCACATCGCTTACATGATGACTTGTGCATCAGCAGGCATTGGTATGCATTTGAAGACCCGCAGCAAGGGTGACAAGGTGCGTGGGGGCGCTATTCAGCACCAAGGCAAGCTGCCCTACTACAAAGTGCAGCAAGCGGTTGTAGCGGCCAATTTGCAGAGCAGCCGGGGCGGGGCGAATACGATGCACTTTAATGTGCTAGACCCTGAGCTAATGGACTTGCTGAAGCTGAAGAATGTGCAGACGGTGACAGACAAGCGAATTAAGGACATTGATTATTCCTGGGGCAGCAATGCGCTGTTCGCGCAAAAGGTGGCTAGGAACGAAGATTGGATGCTGGTGAGCTATGGCGATGCGCCAGAGTTGTACGAGGCGATGTACAAGGCCGACCAGTCTGAGTTTGATCGGCTGTATGCCGAGGTGGAAGATGACGATGGTATTCCGAAGCAAACTATTCCCTCACGGGCGATTGCCATTGAGGCGTTGAAAGAGGGGTATGAAACTGGACGGATGTATATGCACTTCACGGACGAGATGAATCGACACACTCCGTTTAAGGATACGATATATTCATCAAACCTGTGCCAGGAAATTGGATTGCCAACGGCAGGGTACGACTCTGTTGCAGATTTATACAAGGAGCAAGAATGAGTGGTGAAATTGGGCTTTGCAGCCTTGCAGCAATTGCAGCGAACGTGCCAGATGACAAATATGAGCAAGTAGCCTACTACACGCTCTTGTCAATTGACAATGTTATTGATATAATGGATTACCCATTTCCGCAATTAAAACACACCGCGCAAGCGCGGCGTAGCACAGGGGTCGGCATTACCAACTTGGCGTATGACATGGCCGTTCGCGGCTTGAAATACACTTCGCTGGAAGGCAAGCAGCACATTCACCGGCTTGCCGAAAGGCACAGCTACTGGCTGCACAAGGCATCGTTGAGGCTTGCCAAGGAGCGTGGGAACGCTCCTTGGATACACAAGACCAAGTATGTTGACGGCTGGTTGCCAATTGACACGGCTAACAAGGAGATTGACAAGGTTGTGCAACAGCCTTTGATGTTCGACTGGGAAGCGTTGAGGGCAGAGATTAAGGAGCAGGGAGGGATAAGGAACAGTGTGCTTGAGGCTGTCATGCCGTGCGAAAGCAGCAGCATTGCCTCATACCACACCAACGGCCCATACCCAATCCGCGACTTGAAGGTCATTAAGACCAGTGGCAACAACAAGAACTTGTTCCTTGCACCTGAAATGGAGAAGCTGAAAGGTGCTTACCAGTTGGCCTGGGACATTCCTACGAAGGATATGGTTGAGGTGTATGCTATCATCCAGAAGTTCACGGGGCAGGCAATCAGTGCCGACTTTTACATCAAGTATGATAGTGACAACCGTCAGGTCGGGACGAAGCAGATGTTGCAGGACTTCCTACTAATGAGAAAACTGGGCATGAAGAGCCGGTACTACATCAACAGTCGCACAAGGGCTGAGGCTGAAGTGCCGTACGAAGAAGAGGCACCCGACTGCGACAGTTGTAGTCTGTAATTAAACCGGAGGGGCATTCGCCCCTCCTTCAAGGAATATATGGAACTTTTTAACACGCAAAACACAGCATGGAAAGACGGGCGCTACAGCCTGTTCTTGGGCCAGCAGCCAGCACTGCACGACACAATCAACCTCAACTACCCCAGCATTGACAAGATCACGCGCAAGCAGATCAGCAATCGCTGGATGTTTGATGAGTTCAACCATGACCAGAGCCGGATGGACTTGCTCAACTGCCCACGCAGTGTGTACCAAGTGATGCTGATGAACTTGGCATTTCAGTGGGAAGCTGACAGCCTGGCAAGCCGAGCTATCGCTCCAGCCTTTGCCCCGTTTGTCACTAACAGTGAATTGTGGGAAGGGCTGTTGGAAAATACCAACATGGAAATTGTCCATGCTAAGACTTACTCCGACATCGTTCGTCAGTGTGTGTCAGACCCTAGCGAGGTATTTAAGATGGTCATGGAGAACGATCAGACCATCATGCGCTGTGACACTCTGAACAAGGCTTTCAGTAGCCTGCTTAAAACTGGTGCAAAGTATTCGCTTGGGCTTGTGCACAACAATCAAGAGACATACAACGCCGTCTTCAAGGGGATGTTTGCCCTGTTCATCCTTGAGCGTCTGCAGTTCATGTCTTCGTTTGCAGCGACCTTCGCCATTGTCGAGCAGGGGTACTTCCAGAGTATTGGTAAGGCTGTGCAGAAGATAATGATTGATGAAGTGGACTGCCACGCAGCGCTTGATCTTGAAGTGCTGCGGATTGAATTACGCACAGAGCGGGGCAGGGCAGCGCTGGTGGCATGTCTGCCAGACATGCAGGCCATGCTGGACGAGGTTGTTTTGCGAGAGATTGCATGGGGACTGTACTTATTCTCAGAGGGGCGCAGCATTGTCGGACTGAACCCAACACTGCTAAGGGAGTGGGTGCTATACAATGCACAAGTTATTTACGAAGAGTTTGGTCTGGTAAGTCCGTATGCTACAATAGCGTTAAATCCCTTGCCTTGGATGGGAAACTGGATTGACGTAGATAAGACTCAGAATGCTAATCAAGAGGCACTAGGCAACAACTACGCGTTGAATGTTGTTAAGGACGATTTGGGTGATGAAGAGTTGGAATTTTAATCTCAATAATGAGAAGGAGAACTATGACAGTTGATGAAAAGTGGGATTTCTTGTGCATGAAGCACGACGAGTTCCTGGCGCGGGGTGACAGTTACCTCACAGCCTACGCTCTGGCGCAGGATGAACTGAAGGCAGAAGTAACGCGGAGGGCTGCAGAATTAACGACAACGAAGTAGCATACTACCGCGAACACATGCTGCATCACTACCTTGCCTGTGGGTATTCTGTGTGGGATGCAGAAGACATGGCCCACAGGGCTGCTGAAGAGCAGCGTGAAGCTCACGAATACGAGGCGCTGCCCACATGGTAGTGGTCTACTCAAAACAGAGTTGCCCTCAGTGCGTGGTTGCCAAAAGCAAACTCACCGCTGCAGGCATCGCATACGAAGAAGTTCGTGTTGACCTTGACATGTCGGCACGTAGCATGATTATGGGCATGGGCTTTCGCTCTGTGCCAGTTATTTTTCAGGCCGGTGAGCCGGTTAAACTAGAAGACTTGCTTTTGCAAGTCAAATAAAAGGAGAATTTATGGGGAATATTATTTCAGGCATCCTTGGCATTCTCGCAGCGCTTGCCATCATCGTCGGTTTCATCTATGGATACATCGCCAACATCGTGTCGCTGGTGACTCAGAATGAGGCTACCGGCATGATGATCGGTCGAGTTATCGGCATCTTTGTAGCGCCGTTGGGTGTTGTGCTGGGGTACTTTTAATGGCTCGACAAGAGTTTAAAGCAGGCGACAAGGTTGTGTTTGGTCGTGGCAAAAGTAATCGTGCAATGCTCGACATTACTGTTGGGAAGATTTACACGCTTTGGTTTGATGTTAGCCTTGTCTTCACTGACGACGAAGGAGACGCTCAAGGGCTTGCCGAGTTCACTGAGGCTGGTGGAAAACCCACAAAGGTGCTGGTATGAGCAAGTACAAAGCAGGCGACCTCATCGTATTTGGAAAGCGAAAGCGACACAAAGACTTGCTGGGTATTACTATCGGGAAGATATACACTGTTGAGGATGACGGCTCCGGTTGTGGCCCTGACGACTTATTCTTCTTTGACGACGACGGCGACGAACGCTATGCGCCTCTGGATAAAGAGTGCAAAGACAAATACAAGCCGACGCTTATTGTCGGCTCAATTTAAAAGGAAAATATGAACATCACTATTGAAACAAAATCCGGCCCAGTCGCAGTTGACCAGGAATTGCTGAATGGCTACATCGACGAAGCAGGGCGGCACTACGCCAAGATTGACGAGGCCAAGGGCGACCTCAAACTGATTGGCGAAGCGCTGGAAGAGAAGACAGGCATCAAGGCAGCCCTGCTTATGAAGTATGCCAAGGCGAAGTACGCCGACAGCACTGAGGCCACGACGGAGCTTGGCGAATTGTTTACGCAGCTTGACGCTGCTACAGTGGCGTAATGAAATACACCCTTGGCACGTACCTCCAGTATGCATTCTTGCCAGCCTTTGTAGTCATACTGATGTGCGAGGATGTGTTGCAGGGCTGCAGGAATCTCGCTAATAAGTTTTCTAAGCGGCATTGAAAATAGTACAGACGCAAAAAAGCGGAGGCAAGCCCTAAGCCTGCCTCCGCTATAAAACACCTACCAGGGTGATAAAACTTATCCTTTAACAGGTTCCGCCCTAGCTAGCAGTTCAGTCTTCTGCCTGCTGCTGGAGGTGGTGCTGAAATAATACGCCAAGCACCCTGTCCAAGCTGTACCCATCGTTCCGAACATGATAAACAGAATATCCTTGTTGGCTACAGGTATGCTGCCAAACATCAGGGCAGCTACAAGTGAAAAGTAGCCTGCTGTAACAATGTACGCCAAGTTCCTTGGCGTATTATCCTTCACACTCATCTCGCGCAAACGCGCACTGTTCCTGTCGCTGGCCTCAACCGTGAGGGTATCCTTGGCGTCAGCGAATACCAATTCTTGCATCTTCAACGCAAACATCTGGTCGGCATTTTTCAATGCCAGCAGCTGCTCCGGTGTCGTGCCTGCCAACGCCTCAGTGATTGCTGCCTCTGTCTTGTCAGACAAGCCGAGCGCATCAGCAACACTCGCCAGAGCAATTCCACCCAATGGCCCGCCTAGCGCTGCGCCCAACATTGGGGCAACCTTGCCTACTACATCTTTCCAATCCATTAAACTACTCCTAATACCTTCTTAAAGGCGTTGTACATTTCCAGCCTGTGTGCGTAGCCGATAGCATCCCCAACCTTGGCAGTTTTACGTCCCAAGTTGATTGCGTCCGATACCCCGTCGAAGTCCCCCACATCGGCGAATTTATTGAGGGAGTTTGCTTGCCAAAACCACCCTGAAACATCGCAAGCGCCTTCGGTGGTGCGAATGTACTCACTCACCGTTAAAACGTCTTTGTCCGCTGACATTGCGTACGAGATGTGGTTGTCCTTGCCTGTTAGCTGGATAAGGCCACCGCCACGGTATTTCCACCCATCGCCAGAGGCTTCGTCGCGGTTGCCCATGCGCGAGGCATACACCTTGTTTGCAATCTTCTCAGGCTTGCGTTCGTACGCTTGAGCAAGGGCCAGGGTGGGGAAGCGGGTAGGCCATGTCGCCATCAATCCCTTGGCGCTGTAGTTCAGGTTTTCTTCCGTACTTGCAAGAAGCCCTGACTCATGCATGATTTGTGCTAAGAATGCTGCCTGGCGAAGTGGGGTGGTTATGCCATACCTTGCCATCGCGTCGTTTAATGGCCTCACGAAAACCGCTGCACGTAGCTTAGCTGATGGCGTTGCCCTGACAATCTGATCTAGCGTTATAATTTTTCAGGCTCCTTAGTCGTTGCGGCGGGTTTATGCTTGTCTACCCAGCCCTGTACGTGCTCTCGCATCCAATCAATTGCTGCAATTCGTTGCCAACCTGCCGCCATCACAGCAGCAAACCTTACCTCGGACGGAACCTGCAACCCCCAAGAGCGTGCTGCCTGAATCAAGAAGAAAGCTGCCATGCCTGCAATTAGACTCTTTAAGGCGTCCCACACAGCCTCACGCGCAATGTCTTTTACGACACGCTTGTCAGACTCAAGGCTCAAAATAGTACGTATGACTCCGCCAAGCAAAGCAGTCAGTGCTGCCCATTGCAACAGTTCTGATTCGTAGGGGCCAATGAACCCTCCAAGCGTTGTAGCCTGGACCGTTTTAGCCACTAAGAACGCCCAAGCGAACAGCAGTATAAGGGTGATACGGTGACGGCTCATGCAACATCCTCCTTTATACGGTTGTGCGTGTTTAAGCTATAAGCCAAGAGCGCAGCCGTTGCTACACATGTTGAGCCGTTGAATAGGAAAATTTCAGTGATGCTTCCGAAATCTAGTCCTCTACTTAGAAAGGCAAGGTAGACCCAAAACACCCCGCTTGTCAGTATTGCCCAACAAGCTAGTCGGGTGACGTTCCTCTGCTGGGGGTGTGCCCTACCAACAACCTGCATTGCCATGTATGGCAAGACAAGCAGGGCTAAGGACATCCACAGGTACGCAAAGATTTCCGGCGAACTGGATAGACTGGCAATCTTACCAATCATGCTGCCCGGTTGGAATATCCACATACCTGTTGTAACCATACTCTTTGAAAGCTCGAACGCCAGCACAGCACCCACCAGTCGCACTTCCGGGAGTTTGAGACTAATCATGCGCTCGCTTCCTTGATTGTGCACAGGACGTTGTACAGGCCGTTGGGGCCGTAGCGCCAAGGCTCTTTCAGCCCAAGAGCCTCAGCAACCCACTCGCTACACCAGTACTTATCACCCTGCCCGCGCAGAGGGGCGAGGACGAATCTGACCTGCCCAAACAGGTCATACTTAACCCCTTCTGTGGCATTAAAGAACTTCCTTGCAGGCTCCTCGTAGTGGGCGGGCAGCGTGAGGTAGTCCCACGTATTCTCGCCGGGGTTAATAAACTTGCCCCTCACTTTCATGTCGTCCATGAAAGACGCACTTGCCCATAAACCGTTGCTAAAGACAACCTCGCAATGACTGTATGGCCCAGCATCCCACCACTTAACAAGCTTGTCACCAATCATGTTCCCGCCCTTGTGAAATGCTACCTTCATAGCGTCACCTCATCAGGGGTTGGGTTACGGAGCGTATACAAATCAACCACCGCCACAGCAGCTGCAGCGACTAAACCTTGAGCGGTGCTTCTTTCCGCAGTGTCAACATCAACCTCTGACTGATTAACAATAGTGGTAAGGTCGTCTTCGTAGACAACCGCCACTGGCGATAGCTGCAGCCGGGCTTGAGCAGCCTCCAAGGCGAGGACATTAGAGAGCAGCACCGCGTCAGCGCGTGCTGCTATGCCCAAAGCTGCAACCCTGTCAGTCGTAGCTTTGAACAGCCCAATGGCTGCTTGCTCCTGTAGCGTCAAGGTGTGCATTCCAAGCATCCTGCCTTGGATTGCACGACTCACTTCATTCTCCATGTCCTCAGAGATGACTGAGCGAATCTCAGCATGGAGCCGCCGCTTAATATCGGCTTCGCTCCATACGTCATTCGCCATCAAGTTGATAAAACTTGCCATGATTACTCTCCTTAATTTGCGCGAACGCACATGATTGAAACCTCAACCGTTGCACCGGGGGCCGCAGCAAACGTCACTGTCTCGCCAAACCCGTCATTGCTGACAACGTAAGCCTTGGTAGCACCGCCACGACGCAGCAGACCAGCCGAATACACAGCCTTCACCGTGTAGCCCTTTGGCACTGGAAAGACAACTTGTGCGGCGATAGCATCAAACTCGAAGAACACCGGCACCTTGCCCAGAGCCTTGCGAGCTTCTTCTTTACGCCGCAGTTCGTCACGCAGCAGCATGGCTGGCTGGTAATAGCGTCCTGCCGTTGCTCCACCAGTCAGGATACTGCCTTGCCCTGCAGACAGCGAAGTGACTGCACCAACTGGTGTAGCTAGCGAATCAACCCGAACAAGGTCACGCATTCCAGACCTACCCCATGACGTGCCAACGTGCAAGAGGTTAGTCTCGTCGTCGTAGGCAAGTGCTGTGACTGCGGTGCTGGTGCCGTCTATCGTGCATTGCGCGCCTGTTTGAAACATAGGCAACTCAGTGCGATAGATTAGTGCAAGTTGGTCAGCACTAGGCACAGTAGCGGAAGACTTCAGCAGCGTCAAAGAGCCGGGGAACGGCGCATCCAGCGTGCGGCTGTTGCCGATTGTCAGCACCGCATTGCTGTTGTTCAACGTCAACAGTGGTGTGCCAGTAGCGGATGCCACTTCAAACCCATTGACGCTGATTGCCAGCTTGCCGGTTGTAGAGTAAGTAGCCCTTATTCTTGACATCGTGCCGGTGTTGTAACTAACAGTTGTCACTGCAGTGCGAGTTGTGGTGCCGTCAAAAGCTGTGGCAACATACCTGCCTGCTGCATCTTGCCCAAGTTTTATGCTTGGGCCGGTGGGTGCGCTACGCTCCGCAATGATGGATGGCCCCACTTCGCGGATAGAGATGGAGTCAAGCGTCACATCGACGTTGGTTGTTGAGCGTGTGAAGGCAAAGTTCGTCGCTCCTGCACCAGCAAGTCCAATCATCTTGACCGTGCCCACGGAACCCCCAAAGTTAAGCGTTCCGCCTGTCTTTGGGTCAACCAACTGGTCTGTCTTGAGTACCCCGCTTACCCAAGCGGAAGTCGTTACTGTCAGCTCGTAAATCTTGCCCGCCGTCAGCTCAAACAAGGTTCTAGATACAACCAAGTTGGGTGTGGTGGTGTCGGACTGAAACCGCACCGCACCATTGGCAAACGTGACAATATGAGTAGCGTCCGTATTTGTTGCCGCCCAGTTTGTCGAGCCACTGTTGAAGTCGCCGTTAGGCATCAGCTCTGCACTGACAATTGGATAGTTCCCCGGTACTGGTGAAGTTGCTGGGAAGTTAGCCCAAGCACCAAAGCTCCACTCTCCCGTACCAAAGTCAAAGTTGGTGCTGTACAACTGCTGCAAATAATTAGCAGCACTCCAGCCGCTATAACCCACCAGGTTTGCGCCTGCTGCTACTGGCGCTTTGGTAATGGAGCCAAAGATGCTCAGGCCGTTGGCTTTGACGCTGCGGTCACTGGCGGCTAGCTTGACTGAGATGTTGTCAACGTCTAGGTATTCTCCTGCAAGTGCTGTTGAGTTTGTCCCTAATAGGAAGGACACAGAATTGGCCGTTGCTACAAAACTACCCGAGTAAGCGCCGACTGCCGCGATACCAACAACTGGGCTTGCGCCTATGTTCAGGGAATATCCTTTACCCGCTGCGCTATTTGCAATAATAGTGAATCTGTAGCTGTACGTTTTCCCCGCTACAAGTGTGAGGGTCTGATGCATACCTTGACCGCCGCCGCTGGTGGTGTTGGTTATACGGGCCGCTCCCGCAACGACAGAAAGGGTTGACGCTTGAGCTACCCACCCTGCCGCATCAGTATCAAAAATCCCATTCGTCACCAACTCAGGCGCAGTGAGAGTCTCCGCAGTCGTATCAGCAAGCGTAGTCAGCCTTGCATCGCCTACCTGCCAGCCGGTGTTAAAAGCGTTAGTGATGTGGGCAACCATGCTTTTAGCAGGGATGGCTGGGCTTTCTTTAAGCACAAATATCCCGGATGCAGCCGACAACACCAAGTTGCCGGAAGTGACAGCGGTAAACTGGCCGTGCCCGGTGTCAACAGACGGCAGAGGGGGCAAGCCTGATGCGCCAGCGTAAACAGCCAGTCGCGTGGATGTTGTGGATGATGCTGCTGGTATATCAAAAACTATCGCATTAGTTATTCCAGAGTAGCTGGCGACAATGTTATTTCGGCTGTTGAATTTAATTGTCTTGACTATAGATGACCCAGTTGTTGGGTGAGCACCTGTGATGTTCACCGCCACCCCGTCATCCCGAATAACACTCAAACCACCCATAGTAGCCACAGCCACAGTAGGCACAGGCAGACCAGTAGCAGGGTCAATAGGGGCGTTGTCTAACACTGTTGCGGTTACGTCGTTAATTAATCGGCTGACAAGAGCAATCGTCTTACGCAAGCCGTCCGGAGTAGCCGCCGAAGCTACGTTCCTACGTGAAATTCCGACGCTGTATGCGTCCGCACCTGTAATGTGGACGATGGAACGCATGGTGTCCGTAAGGAACTCAAAAATTGACAGCGCCCCGTTGCTGTCAGATGTACCAACATACAAAATGCCGTTGATCGCAAAAGCAGTTGAAATCGTCGTTCCGTATATCCACCCTAACGCCCCCACTACACCCTTGCACACCATCCACATCGGGCATCCAACTTGCGTCAGGTCATAGATAACAACCCGAGCCGCTTCTACAAAGATACCCACTTGCTCAGGAAACTCCCGCACATTGCCCCGGAACACTTCAGTTTGTCCGTAGGTGCTGTTAAGCGCGTAATACTTGCCGTCAGTGGTGTTCTGGTAGTAGCTGTTGGCTAGTGCGCTGTATGGGACGTAGGGTGTGGCTACGGTGGTGACTTCTTTAATGGAGACACTATCTATAGACCCAGCCCCTGCAGTGCTCCTGAATAAATAAAACCACGATGTAGTCGTAGTTGCGGTAAACACATAACTTACAGTTACACCGTTAATATTGACAGAAGCGTTTCCTGACAAATTTGTAGAATGTTCTATTGTGCCAAGACCAGAACCAACAAGACCAGAAATACCAACAACCTCTAGCCTATAAACTTTACCAACCTGAGTTGCAAAACTCTGGCTAAGTCTTGCGGCGTTAGTCCCGTCTCCTGTAAATGTTACAGAGCCGTTACTAGCAACAATTGTCGAGGCACCTGATGTTGTGGCGCTCCACCCTGCCGTACCATTATCAAACCCACCATTGCTGACAAGCTCAGGCGATGCGCTGTAGGTGCTTGGGAGGACGCCTACTTGGTTGAGCTTTGCTTGACCAAGATAAACGCCCGACACACCATCTCCAAGGTAACTATTAGAAGCGTTGTATAAGACCACGGCACTGTTTAGCGTAGTATCGGTGTCCGTAGCCACTACCAGCACGCAGCGGTAGGTGTTGTTACCGAGGGCTGTTATAGATGAGGTGATGTGGCTAAAGCCAGCTCCACTTACGCCGGTAGCGGCCACAGCGCCAGCGCCTGTCAACGTAAATCTGGCGAAGCCTCTGTTAAACAGGTTTGACGAAGCCACCCACACTTCCGCGCTGGTTCGTTCTCCCGCCGCCAATGTGACAGCAAAAGCGAACACACCGCTTACCGCAGGCTTTGTGTAGGCGGTATACACATAGTGCTGTGCATTTGTCGAATTTTCGACAATTTTGTCGAGCGTCGTGGTGCCGTCAGGCGCGACCAGCACATTAGGAGTAACTGTAGAATTTGCCTTGCCCCAATTGGCATGGTCAACCTGCTCCGCTGCTGTAACCAAATTATCCCCACGCGCAGCCAACTCGTTCGTAGCCTGCCCAAGCCAAGCACCATAAATCGACTCAGTAAACCAGCTCTTGTCTTGGCAGCGTTTACGCCACGCTCCACCATCACTGTCTTTACCAGTGTCATAGATAAGTGCTTTGACTACTGCGCCGTGATGCACCGTCTTGCTGATAGCAGCAAGCGTCTCCATTGGGTAAGTGGATGCGGCCCATGCGGTCAGGGCGAGGTCGCGTGCGGTTCTGGCTTGGGCTGCGCTTGAAGCTGCGGCAGAGGCTTGTGTGCTGGCCGTTGCGGCTGCTGCTGACGCTGCGGCTGCGTTTGGAGCAACAGTTGCACCATTACCAAGCAAACTAGAATAGCCAGCAGCATTCAGTTCAGCCACCCTTGCGTATGCAGCGGACGAGGCTGCAGCGGCTTCAGAGGCGGCTGTATTTGTAGCGTGAAACCCTGCCGTGTTCTGGAAGCCTTGAGCGTTAGACGCGCTCGTAGCTGCGCTAGAGGCGCTAGTAGCAGCCTCTCCAGCTTTTGTCACAGCGATGTCTTTAGAGCCTACAGCCAGGTCGCGGGCAGTAGTTGTTGTCAGCCTGTCAGCGGCTGCAGCAGAGGCAGAGTTGTTGGCGTTAGTAGCAGCAGTGGACGCTGTCGTTGCGGAGGTAGCTGCGTTGGTCGCAGAAGTAGAAGCTGCACTTGCAGAGCCAGACGCACCAGATGCACTCGTAGAGGCATTTGTAGCAGAGGTGGCTGCATTGGTTGCAGACGCGGCTGACGCAGACGCAGACGTCGATGCAGCAGATGCTGTGGACGCTACGGAGGTTTGTGAAGCAGAGGCAGCAGACGCGGAAGCGGCTGCGGCTACCTTGCTTGCATCAGCGGCAATGGCGCTGTTGTTGGCAGCAGCAGCGGCTGTGTCAACAGCCGTCTTAGCAGTGGCTACAGCGGATGCGTTAGTCGAAGCCTCGCTGGCCTTAGTCGTGGCTGTCGTAGCGCCTGTAGACGCCGTTGTAGCGGAGCTAGCAGCAGCGTTCTGTGATGCAAGAGCAGCTGTTGCCGAAGCAATGGCAGCGTCCCGTGCAGCTACGGCTGCGGCAACATTACTTGCTGTTGTGCCGGGAGCCGCAATTGCTGCGTTAAACAAGTCATCAATCTCATTGAGCTTGGCAATGTAGTCTTTTTGACCCACAAAAAATTTAGTTGACATTAGATTTCCTCTATTTCGATTGATGTGTTGTATTGGTTAGCAAACTGGTAGCGTATGCCGCCCTGCTGTGAGAGCTTTCCGTACAGGCTAAAAACCTGTTCTTCCACGGCATCTGTGGACTGCGGAGTCAAGCTGAAAAATACAGGCCTGGACATTCCGTTTATTCTTGATATATTCCAAATGATGTTCCTGTCTTCGGCTGGCATCAGAGAGAGGTCAAGGCTGATCTTCTTAAACATAGCGCCCCGGTCTGTGCGGAGGTCGCCAGCATCGCTGCGCTCATGCTTACTGAGGTCTGCCATAGTGATTTGCACAGCGCCGTGTTCAGCGTTGTTAAGCGGACTCCAGTAGGCTCCGACAACAAGCCTCGCAGCTTCTATATAGGTGCTGCCCGTATCGACAATGTCGATGACTAGCTTCTTGACAGATGTCTGAGCAAACCAGGCTGTAGCGTACGCAGAGCCTGCGTAAGCGTAGGAGTTAACGCCTAGCGCTGTTGACCCCCAATCCCAAGCACCTACACCCACTGGACAAGCAAGCACAACGCCCGTGTCTACAGCTGGAGTAGCATCAGCAGTATTTGTATAGCCTCTCACACGTATAGTGGCTGTTTGAGACAGGCTACAGAAGGGCAATGCGGCCAGGCCGATCACTTCTGAGTTAGCCCATGTCAGGGTGATAGAGGCGCTTGTCGTGGCTGTTCGCCACACCTCTGACTTTATATCTGTAAGCAGATTGGCAGCTACAAGGGTGCCAACACCTGCTGTTGCTGATAGCGTTGCTCTGTCTACTGCATTGTCATATACGACACGTAAGTTAGGCATTCATTCCCTCTTCCTTTGTTTGGAGCTACCAAACGATAGCCTCCACTTCTGCGATTGTTGTGGCTGCTGCCAGTTGTGCCTTTAGGGCTTGTGAGCGGGCAAAGTTGGCTGAACCTTGTGCTACCATTGCCTTGTAGAACAGAGTCCATGCAGCTACGTCGGATATGCCGACGTAGGTGTTGTCAACGGCCTTCCAGCCACCGACCCAACCGTCAGGCATCCCATTAGTGAGAGTGACGATTCCGTGCACGACGTCGATGTCGCTGCGAGACAAACCATCAACAGCGATTTGCTTACCGGAGTAAATAAAGTGAGACTGATTGGCGCGGAGCCTTTCAGAATTTATTTCAGCGTACTTGGAAGTTTTAAGGTCTACAAGTGTTCTGGGGTCTAGCCACTGTTTTGTACTGTAGTCAAAGTTGTGATTATCAGACAGCTTAGGGGGAAAAGCGACCAGAGAGCCGTTATGAACGTAGTGAGTCAACCCTACAAAATCAGGCACATCTAGCTGTAGCTGACTGACCCCCTCTTCAGGAGTGAAAGCAACCTTAGCCGTCTTCAGTATTCTGCCTGTAGTGGTTTCGTAGCAAACGTATCCATTTGTCATACTTTATTCTCCAGTATCGCTAAGTTAGCGCTTACCTGTACGTAAGACTCAGCGCCAAAAGATTGGGAAACAGTAGGCTGTCCGCTGTTTCTAGGCTCTACGTTGACAGTCACAGAGAACGTGTGAGAGCCTGCCTGCATAACTGTTGTCCTAAACATTATGTTTATATGGCCCTTACCAATGTTACTCCCCGGTATTTTCTGTACGTATATAAAGCTTGAGTCCTGATTGCTTGATCCTCCAGAACCGTCTATACGTATACCTGCTGACATGTAAAAATAGTCTATGCCTAAGAGGTTTGCAACTGCGGAAATGTCTATCCTTGCAAACACCATAACGGGCACGCCTAGCCCGCTTGCAACAAAGGTAGCAGTCTCTGAAGGGTAAGCCGTGTAATGGGGGTCAGCAGGCGCAGGGTAAAAAGTTTGAGCATTCACAAACCCTGCCGTGGAAGCACTGGCCGAACCGACCTCAAGGTTTATGGTTTTTATGCTGTTAGTCTCAATGCCTGCACTGGTTATCCTTGTCCCCGTACCACCCAACGACCACGGCGAAGGTGTCGTCTGATTGACAGTTGCGGCGGCGACTAGCGGACAGGCTGCGAACATATAGCTCTCAGCGCTCCCCGGCGCTGTGGCTGTTTTTAAAACCAGCAAAACTGCACTTGTCGCGCCCGCTGGCGCTGTGCAGAACCCTGTCAGGCGCTTGTATGAGTCAAGGGCTATACCCCCAAGCTGCGCCTGCGCGTTATCTGTTGACGCCGAGAAGTAAACAAGATCGGTTCCGGCAGAATTGCGAAAAGCGATTTGTACAGTGACCGTGCAGCCGTGTGCGCCCGTATACGCGCTGAACTCGTACCGAGTTCCAGCACTGACGGGAACTGGCTTTGAATACGCATACTGGAATACACCTGCGTTACCTGCGTAAAAGTTGTTAGGCTGATAGATGTATAAGGTATTGCTCCCAGCCAGCGTCCATGTGGTTGCCAAGTTGGTCGCCATAACGGCACTGACGTCAAAGCCACCAGACGCCAATGCCCAATAGCTTGTGCCGTGCGCAAAGCCTGAGTTGTCGAGGAGGTTGTTACCTAGCCCGACATTGAGCTTGTCAGTTGTTACCGAGCCAGCCGTCAGCTTTTGGGCGTCTAGGTCAGCGATCTGGGCGTTGCCGATAGCAGCGCCGGATATGAACGTGGTGATATTAGCGGAATCAATCTTGCCGCCAGTGGTTCCTGCTATCCTTCCAAAGGAAAGCGGCACTCCAGACGAAAGTATTATGTTACCACTAGTGTCACGAACTGTCAACCCCCGTGTAAGGACATTGTCGGCATTCAGCAGGTTTGTCTGCATCTGTGTAGCACCGATAGTGCCAGAAACTATGAGGTTTCCGTCCACTACTGCGTTGACAATTACCCAACCACCAGCCGTATAAAACCTCGTCTGTGAAAACCCTTGCGAGGTGTTGTATTGCGTGACAACGTCATTCAGCACAGGCCCGCCGTCAGCGGATGCAGTGGTCGTAGCTAGCGAGTCAGAGTACGTGGCTGTAGTGCCTGTCAAGGTCACATAGTAAGTCCTAGACCCGCGTAAGCCATTCGTACCTGTCGCCCCGTTTGTGCCTGGTGCGCCAGCCTTCGATTTGGATATAGTGAATACCTTGTCTATCGTGACTGAGCCGAAAGTAGCCCTCAATAGTAGCGTTGCTACGTCAGTCGTGGTTGGGTAGCCGCCTGACACTGAGTAAGCGCCTGTGGTGGCGTTTATAGTCGCTGTAAGAGCGCTGGTGTTGCCCCCGGCTGGGATACTGAAAGAACACAACGAAGTGATGTCGTTGACGCCTTGGAACACTTTAAAGTTGCCGCTAGCACCTGTATACGCCAGCACATTTCCGAGGTAGTCAGCCGCCACCATGTGCGCTTCATTGCTCAGGAATCCGATAAGCCCGTCAATACCTTCACGCACCTTGACCAACGTCACTTCGTCGGTGTAGGTTATACCGTCCTGCACCACCGTCAGGCGAATCATGGCAGTGTCCGTAGACATATTGACGTAAGGGATGGTGACTGACCCGCTCACCAGTGTTGGCACAGGGCTGATAGTCCCCGACACAACCGTGAGGGTTGGCGTGCTTGTTACGTTCTTAAGGTCGGCTGTCAAAACTGTCGATGACGGGCTTACTGCCCCAGACTTTGCAATCTGGAACACTTGGGTTGTGGCATTCAGAAACACCATCTTCGTACCAGCGACGACAAGCCCTAGGCCAGTAACCTGGGACTGGCTTACAACCAGGTTGGGAGCTACCGATACAGTCGCAACTCGCGGAGAGTACGCTTGCAATATTACATCTCTAGCATTGACTATTGTTGCCATTAAGTGATTACCTCTATCGTTATATGTGGATCAAGCCAGTCTGTTGCCAGCGAAATGATTTGCCCTCTGACACCAGAAGACAAGCCAAAGCGTGTATGGGTAATCGTCTGCGTACCCCCAAGTTCCTCAAGCATCATGTGGGCGAGGCCGACGTACTTAAACACCTTGCGCTGCGTACTCACCATGCCAAGACGCCTGTTTGCCTCTGCCGTAGCGTCAGCAGCAGTTAGAAGCAATGTCTCGTCAAGGACAGGCTCTGTGTAAGTGACATAGTTTGCAGCTGCTAAAGAGTCTGTCCTAGTCACCGTCAGCCATTCGTCCTTGAACAGTGACACATGCTCTTGAGGTATGCCAGTCTGGAGGTTGTCCTGCACGGTGTAGTTTTTACAGTAGCCGAGTTTTACGCCTGCCTCAACAACCGGGAACTGCGACAACGCCAAAGAGCGCTCAAGCATGTCCGTAGAACTTACTGAGCGCCCCGCTGTGGCGCGGGGCAGGCTTAAGGCTACCAATGCCAGCTTGCCAGCACGATTGACCGTCAGACGCCCTCCTACGCTTGCTACGAGCCTTGTCGTGGACTCAAGTACGTTGGCCCTGTCTTTCAGGTAGAGGCCGACAGGCTGAGTGTTTGATGCAGCGAACGCATCAAAACTCGTTGCGTCGATTTCAGCCAAGGTGAATCTTTTCTCTACCTGACCAAAACCTATTGCCAACCGCTTCACAAGCGCTGCTATTGTGTTGGCGTAGGTCGAAGGCTTGTCGCCTTGGACACTGCACGTTACGACGCCCGTAGGCTGCGATGTAAGTCTGAACTTACCCGTGGCAACGAAGGGTGTGAACAACACAGGGACGCCGTTGTCCCTCACTTCGATGATGCCCTCAATAGGGCCGTTGTGCACCTGATATTCATTCACCGTAGCATCGACCAGGAGTGGCGATACGTTGTGACATTCGCCGAAGCACAGAGGAATGAGTGCATCTTTGTTGGCAGTAGAGCCGAGCAGTTTCACCTCTGTCACTGGAGTGTTAAGCCTTTGCAGCTTGTCGCCCAATTTGAGGTTCAGCCTGCCAGCGTTCTTACTGTCTACACCAACAACAAGGCCACTGAAGATAAGCTTGAAGTCAGACTTGGGCCAGCGCACATCACCAATATAAATATTGGCAGACCTGTTCACCCATATATCGTCAAGCCAGGAGTCACGGTTGCCCGTAAGGTTGTCTACCTCAATGTCTCCGAATGACAGACTCACCCCACCGTCAATCTGCATTGACTCTGTAAACTTCACGCTGCCGACAATTACAGGAGAGTAGTTAGTGTTCGCAGGAGTGTCACCGCTGCCGGTGACGTACCCCTTGCTTGACAAGTAGCGAGTGGTTTCGACACCCCCTACTTTCACACCAACTTCCATCAGGACACAGCGAACTCCGCTGGACTCTTTTAACCACTTTATAAATAATTCATCCGTCATTAGTTAAGTCCTGTTTTTGTTCGTTCCAAGTACGACGCATCCTCCATCGCACCCTTTGTACCGGCAACTACCATCCGAGCGTTCTGCTCGTTGGAGTCATATCCAGCCTCAATCATGTGCATTGTCTGATTGCGTTGCTCTTCCCTCAATTGCTTGAGTTCTTCACGGAGTGCCTTGATTTCGTCAACCATCGCTGTGTCGGTTTTAAAGCCGGTGTTTCCGAGGTTGGCGCGGTACTCATTGTTCTGGCTTGCAGTGAGAACAGCCTCGCCCTTGTGCAACTCAGCGACGTAGCCGTCGAACGGTACGCTGCTCAGTCCCATAGCATGTGAACCGTCAACTCCCGGCAGGGAGCTAGGAGCCATTGCCAAGTGCAGGGCAACGATTGCCTCAGTCACTGTCAGCACACTCTCGTTGACATCCAGCAAACCCTTTACCTGCTCTTTCAACAAGTCAAGCGAGGCTGTTGCAACATCAACTTGCGAAGCTGTGTACTTGCCCAGATCGGTAGTCGCAGCAAGCACCATGTCGTAGTCTGCTGTGTAGTTGACACCAGAGGCGTTAACTTCCCTGGACAGCTTCAAGAATTCCGAGGCAACCTTTTCAAAGTTACCGATAGCCGTCACATCGCCTGTGGCAGCAAGTGCCGAGGTGCTTGTGTACAGTGCTTGAGCGGTAGCGTACTTTTCAAAGCCTGACTTAGTTGACAGGTCACCCATGATTAGGGAGTTCTTAAAATCGCCAAGCGACTTCGTGAATTCCTTCATCTTGTCGATGGTGTTTTCCAGAGCCTCAGACTCCTTGTCATACGCATCGCTGAGGTTGTCTTTAGCCTTGTCAACAGCGTCACTGCGGGCCTCTTCTGCTTCAGCAAATGCGTCCGCAAACGCTCCACCAAGCAACAGCACCCTACCAGCCAACTCTTGGCTGGCGACGTCGCCAGCCATCAGGGAAGTGACTAGAGTTTTAAATCCGTCCTTCGTCTCTGGCATGACCACGTTGAGCCGCTTGAACTCAGCGCGTAGCTTGGAGAAGCTGATAACTTGTTTTTCAGCGTCTGAGTAGAAGCCGTCAATGAAGTCGCTCAATGCACTATCCAACTCTGCAATTCCACCAGCACCACGGATGGTGTCTCTGGAGATACCGTTGCCCAGCCCTGCGCCACGCATGGTGTCCTGAATACTGAGTAGCGTTTTGTAGCCCTCTACCAAGTCACTCAAGCCACCATCCAGCACACGCATGACTTCTGCCATAGTTGTGCCAGCTTCTTTAGCCATGATGCTCTCACGCACCAATTCTGCTGCGATGTCACCAGACTTGTTAGTCAGATTACGAATGTCCACCATCTGAATGCCGAAGCTTTCAAGCGCATTCATCGCTTGCTCGGAGCCGGTTGCTACGCGGACAATTGTCTCGTAGTAACCCTCCCCTGCCCGCTGAAACGCCTCAAACCCGCCAAACACTGTCCGAGCCATGCTGTCAGCAGTTGCTGAGAACATATCTTCCAGAGCCTGCTTCAGTTCGTCACCCTTCAAACCTTTGAAGCTCACTTCGGTATTGATGACATAAGCGTCCATTGCGGCTTTGATGTTTGCACCGTTTGCACCAAGTGACGTAGCCGCTTCCGCAACAGTGTCATTGATACTCTGGAACACCCGACCAATAGTCGTCGTGATTTCTGCATCAGCTGCCATGTAGCTGCGTTCGTTCCACGACTTAGCCTTAGAAAACCAACCGCCACTTTTCTGCTTGTTTACGTCAACATACTGCTGCGCGCCCTGGCCGCTACTGAATTGATCGGCTGTGCCATTTAAGGTCAAGCCGGTATCCATCACTGTAGTCGTAGTTTTTCCACCGAAAATACTAGAAAGGAAACCACCACCAGAAGTCCCCTCAGCGATGCCGAAGTTCTTGCCAGTAGTCATGCCGGTGGCCCTGCCAATAGCTGCTGTGAGTCCCTGCATGGATGCCTCAATGCCGCGCAAGCTTGACAGCATGTTCGACGTAAGAACCAGGCCTACGTTGGAGTTGTCTTCCAAGGCAGACATTGCGTTAGCAATGGATGCTGACTTGGCTGTGTCGTCTCCGAGCACAGTACCTGTGTGTTGCTTCTCTTGACGGTCTTTGAAGTCAATCGGTGTAGCGGAGCCGCCACCACCACTGAAGCCTACACTTGCCATAACAGCCAGCATTGCACCAATTGCTACAGGTGCGAACGGGCCGAGCCATGCGTACATCTTTGCTGCACCTTCCATGACGTAAGCACTGGCGCGGGCAAAGCTGGAGGCAATAGCGCCGCCTGTGGCGGCTGCGTCAACGCTGGCACCTGTGGTGACAGCGGTCGTCTCAACGCTCTTTGCGGATGCTGCTGTCAGGCTCCCCCACACCTTCGTAGCAGTGCTTTCAATGGTCATTGCCATCTCTGCAATGCGGAAGGCCCTCTCAGTAGCCGCCATGATTTTGTAGCCAGCGGTGTGCTCAGACATCAGGTCTTTAGCAGCGCCTGCCATAGCACCCGCTGCGCGGAGCTTAGACTGCATCTCCAACTTGTCTAGTGCTTGCAGGCCAGCAGTACGCTTCTTCTCGTCCGTGAGGGACATGAACTTGGCGCGCTGGTCGTCAATATCCTCTTGGGATTTACCGTAGACGCCAAGAGCTTTAGTCATCTTACCTATTGCATCACCGGCCTTACCGAACGCCTCGCCAAGCGCATCACCGAAGTCCAATGCCTTCTTAGGGTTGAGCAGCTTGTCAAGCTCTTCAAGTGCAGCCTTCTCGTCCTGCGCTGCACCCAGTTCCCTAGTGGCACTGCCCATTTCGCGCAATGCGCGGGCTTGTGCCATATACGACACATACAGCTTTTCGTTGCCTCCTGGGTCAGTCTCATTCCTCGCCAACATCTCCAGCCTGCTAGCATCAGCCTCCATCTGTACAGCAGCCATATCCTTGGCTGCTGTTTTAGATATCGTCAGTGCCGCAATTTGCTCGCGGATTCTCTGGGTCTGGTCAGCAATTACGAATGTGCCTGCGTCCATCTTCAAGAGCATGTCAGCCTCTGCCTTTGCAGCAGCTTCAGTAGCCTTGGTATTCCTGTCGCGCAGTTCTATTTCCTGCTCTAGGTTGAACATCCTTTTCACGCCTGCGTCAACCTTGTCACGCTCTTTGGGAGATAGTGCCTTATAGTCCGCGTTTTTGCCAGAGTCGTACTCAGCACGTAGCTTCTCAGCAGGCGTTGCCTTTGCACCAGTTACAAGATGGATTTCTAACGCCTCTGTTGCAGCCTTAATGGATGAGGTCAGTATGTCGAAGTGGTTCCGCTTGTCTGGTGCAGGCCCGCCCATGTTTTTGCCAAAGACTTCAAGTCTTATCTGATCTTCATAGGCTTTCTTCCAGACAGCGCCGACTTCTGCGGCACCGTCTTGAGCGGCCTTAAGCCTCCGCTCAAACTCCACTGGCTTTGACTCATGTTTCAAATTAAACGTCGTCTGCCATTTGTCTACGGCAACGTCTTTGAGCCGCTTGTTGTTCTCTTCTACAGCGCGGACCTGGTCTGCCTGCACGACCTTAAGGCGTGCCAGTTCACCCTTTTCAAAGTCAAGATCAAGGCCGAGCATACTGGCTTCGCCAGTCTTACCCTCCTGTTTTGCCCGGTTCATTTTGAAGATAACCTCGTTGACCCTAGCAGTAGCGTTGATTACATTCTGTACGTGGGCGCTTTGATCTACGACTACCGGAGGAGCGATTTTGGCCTTCCCGTTGCGCTCGTCTAGCTTGTCAATCTCGCGCTGAATCATTTCGATTCGCTTAGTGGTGTTAATCGAAGTTGCACCTGTTGCGGCAGTCTCCGACTGTGCATTAGACGCGGCAAATGCGCGGTACGCTTGCACAGCGCCTATGCCTAACAGGGCAATGATAATACCTACAGGGCCAGCCAAGAGGGCCATGCCGCGACCAAAAGCCAGCACAGCTGTTTGAGCTACGCCTATACCTGTAGCTGCCGTGGCGGCGGCGGCGGCAGTGGCAATCATTGCCGTGCTGACACCGCCCAGCCAAAATACAAACTTGATTGCAATGATAGACCCGACAAGCATGGCAATCTTGCCGAAGTTGTCGTTGAGGAACAAGAACACGCTGACCATCGCGTCACGTATGGCCGGGATACTCTGCTCCAGAATAAGGACGGCTGCAGCCAGCTTCGTGCCCATGCCAGTCTCTTCACCCATCTCGCCCATCGCCTTGAACCATGCGTTCTTCACACGCTGAATAGCGCCGTCTACTGTGATCGGCAGTTGTTCAAAGTCTTTACGCATTTGCGGCAGTGCGCGCTGTGCTGCACGGTTCATCAAATCGAAAGTAATCTCACCATCAGACCCCATCTTTTTCAGGGTCTTGCCGGTAGTTTCACTCCACTTGCCCGTAGCCTTTAACTCTTCTTCGATAGCACGAAGAATGCCGGGCGCACCTTCAGCGACAGCGTTAAATTCAGCGCCATTCAATCGGCCCGCGTTAACTGCTTGCGAATACTGAAGCATAACGGACGAGGATTCGGCTGCAGTAGCTCCATTCAGTTTCAGTGCCAAGGAGACATACTCAACTTGGTTAGCTGTCTCCTTAGCGTCTTTACCCATGCGCTGCATTGGGATAGCCATACGTGTGTACAGCTTGGCAGCATCTTCCAGAGGGACACGCAACCTCTGAGCCATATTGAACAGGTCTGCCTGCACCATCTTCGCTTCTTCCATGCTACCCGTAGCCAGCTTCAGCCTCGCCTGCATCATCTTCCAGCCGTCAGCGGCTTCGATAATACCTTTGGCAAAGTTGATACTCAGGTAGGCCAATGCGGCTGTCGTCATGGCGCGTATGGTCGAATTCACAATCCCACCATAGTGAGACTTCCGCTGAAACGCCTGGGCGGTTTGGCCCGATGTAGCGTTAAGCGTGCCCAGTTGAGAGTTCAGTAGCGCCACCTGTTTAGCCGTGGACGTAGCAGAGCTAGCCACCATGCCCATTTGCTGTGCAATGGCCGACATGAGTGCTGCGTGCTGCGCTGCAGCGCCTACGGCGCTGTTCTGAGCCGTCATCAGCTTGCCCAAGGAATCCGTTAGGAGCTTAACCTTGGCTTCGTTTCGCCCAGCTGCATTGCCGAGCGAGTCGAGCCTGCGGACAGTCTCTTGAATGCCGACTGAGACTACTTCTACTTGTAGGGACGAGGTGTTTGCTGCCATCTGAAATATCCTTTTATTCGTTCTCTATTTTTCTCTTGAAGTTTGCAAATGCATTCTTCAACTTAGCTGCAACCATTTCACGGTCTGCAATCAATGCCTCGTCTACGTGTGTGTAGGGTGCTGGAGCGTCTATCTTTGTAGCTGTACTTAGTTCTCCCGCATACACTTCGCTCATGTTCTTAATGGTTAACTTTTCCCAAGTTGAAAGGTGGAGTTGCGTAACACGAAGCCAACTCTCAATCTCAGACCACGACAATGCATTGACACCCATCCCGTTACTCTGCACAAGCCCTGCTTCAAACAAAAGCGTGATCAGGTATTCAGCACCGTCAAGATTAGGGAGGTTCAAAAACGACGAATTCTCGTCCAAGTCCTTATAAGACTTGAGACGAGATTTCTTTGCACCTTCTGGCACGGCGTGTAGCCAGGCCAGTTGTCTAAGATATAGTGACAGTGATTCTGTTACGCCGAGAGAAAATTTGAAACGTCGCCCAGACCTGCGTCTACTTGGTCTTTGAGCCAGCTAAATTTTGCATCGCCGTACAGGGCGCGGAAAGTGTCGTCATCGCCCACTGGCTTGCCGCCGTAGCTGATGTTGTTAGCTTTTGCAGAGCAAGCGACGAGCAGTTCGATGCCTTCTTCTTTCATAACTTCGGCACTGGCTTGCTTCTTGCCACGCTTCAGCGCACGGTTTTGCATAGCTGTAATAGCATTGCGGTACTCTTTGGAACTAGTGCCGTGCAGGACAATCTCAACTGGCTTACCGTCTTCGGTGAACAGGAGTTCATCGGAGACAGGGTGACGCAGTTGCAGGGATACGATGTCCTTGAGGGACAGGGAGTCGAGATTAAACATATATTTGGCTCACTTTCTTGGTAGGATTAACAGGTTGCTCTCTTCGGAGCTATAATGAAGAAAGGCTCCACTGTGGAGCCTTTCGGTTTATCTCATTATTGAGACTTAGACTTCAACGATGTCGCCGTTGACTTCAATGGTGCAATTTGAACCAGTGATTTGGTCAACACTGCCGACGTTTACTTTGAACGAAGTGACC